CCTGTGAGCCCATGCGCAGCATGCCAGAGGCGACCGAGGCAAGAGCCTTGCCGGTTTTGCTCGCGTAGGCCTTGGCCATCAGGAGGTGGTAGCCGCCCTTGATGCCGGCCGGGCCGTTGTAGCCGCGTGTGAAGGCGGAAAAGTCCTTGCGCTGCAGTTCGTCGACCAGCCCGAAGGCCTCGATGTAGCGCACCATGATCTCGACCTGACCCGCAACGCTCTCGCGCGCCTTGGCGACAAATGCGTCAACCGAGGCGAAACCCAGCTTCTTCCAGTGGGCGCCCATGACCTGGCCGACGCCATAGCTGGCGCTTTCGTAGGCGGCTTGTCGGTTGATGCGCGAGGCATCGGTCAACATCTGCCAACGCTTCACCTGCGAGGCTGGGTTCTTGATTGCCCCGGCACGCGGGCTTGCCAGTCCCTTCCTGCGGGCCTCGTCGCGCTCGTCACCAGTTAGGCGCTGGTCGAAGTAGTGCCCCTCCCAGCGGATCAGCGGCTCCTTGCGCCCCTTGATCAGTTCGAAGGACCGCCCGCCGCTCTCGATCTCGATGACGGCAAACAGGATCGCCGGCTCTATCTTCAGACGCGCGGCGTGAGCCCGCACCGCGTCCACGGTGGGTTGATCGAACATTGCTTGATCCTTTTGGGTGAGTACTTGGCGGGCCAGTTACCGCCAAAGAATAGGCGAAAGACCTGCAAGCATTGCTGCCGAAACGCTCTTCTTAAGAAACAGTTAATGCGCCAAATTCGTGAGCAATTTCATAGCGCTGGAGACAACGCATGTTTTCGTGCCAAGTACCTGTCGGTTAACGAACTCTTAAGATGTAGTTGACGGCAAAATAATCGCAGTCATATGATCAAAATCACGAGAAGCGGGGGACACCCTCACTCGTATTGCGTTGGGTCTAATCAGGGGTATCTCGTAATGGAAAAGATTTTGAACGTCGCTCGGCGATTCCGTGAAGAAGAAGACGGCGCCGCTATGGTTGAATATTCAATCCTGGTCGGCATCATCTCCGCCGCCGCCATCATTGCCGTCCTGGCTATCGGCGGTTACGTCAAGACCGCATTTGAAGGTCTGTGTACCAATCTTAATGGCAACGGCGGCACGTGCACTCTTGGCGGCGGCGCCGGCGGCGGCTAAGCCATAACAATAGGCTGGTGTAGGCTTCAACTTCCCCCGCCAGCCTGGTTCCTCCCCTGGAACCCGAGGACTCGGCTTGAGAAGCATCAAAGGCTATAGGTCCATAGCCGCTTCGAGAGCCGGGTCCTTTCGTTGATGGAGACGCGCACCGATGCGCTTGAACTTGGCAAAGTCCATATCACAGCCCGAAGACAGATCGCCCCGCAGCATTGTGAAAGATGCTCTTTGGCTTGGCGTCGGTTTCTACGCTGGTGCTGCCGCCGTCCTCTATTTCAAGGGCTACGCGCCCACGATAGTCTTCACGCATGGCTTGTTTCCTTATTAACGGCCCTACGGCGTCACGGTGATCGGGATTACCTTTGTGAAGCTCTTGCCGTTGGCGTCCGTCGCTTTGACGGTGACGTTGTGCGTGCCGACCGTAAGCCCGCCAGCAACTCGAAGTTCATCTCCAACGATCGAGAATGCCGCCCCCTGAAAGCGGTAGACGGCGGTGACGTGGATCTTGTCGAACAGGATCTGGTCAGTGTAGCCAGCCTTGGTGTCGCGGTAGATCGCCGTGACATGCAGCTTCTCGAGCCACTGCTTGTCGACGTTGTCGCCAGCGTTCTGATCTCGGTAGGCCGCTGTGCCGTGGAGCTTGTCGAGGCTGACACCCATGTCTTACGCCCTCGACCGCGCGCCTGGTTCAGACGCATTCAGTTCCGTCGGTGTCCAATAGGTTCCAGTGGCCGGGGACATGTCCCATGCCTCGGTATAGTTCGCCGCGGAAACGGTTAGCGCTCGATCGCTCTTATGATCGTCTGCGCCAGCCACCCTGTAGAAAATGTTCATTTTTTGCGGGCCGGAAGCATCACGTAAAGCGTTAGCGGCCACCTTCACCCGTTCGATCCGCTCTCCGGTTCCGAGCGCCGGGAAAGTAGCCATCACGGTGGAGATACGCTGATCCGCCGCGCCGCTGGTCATGTAGGTGGCGGCCGGCGTCAGTTCGTTGAGTGCGGAATAGCCCGCACCTGACCATTCCGAGTAGGCGCCGTTGGCGGTCGGCGCTCGCGCGACCAGCTTCGAGCCGATGGTGTTCCAGTCGGCAACAATGCATTCGGAGAAATAAGTATATGCGCCGCCACCGGCGTTCTGGCCTGACCAGCGCACCTTGTCCAACGCCGTGACCGCTCCGCCAAACGATAGATCAAGCGAGTCTTCCGCGATTATAGGGACACTACTGCCGGGCGTCCCCGCAATGCCAAGATAGACGCGCACCGAACCCGGATTACCCAATTTTACGTAGATGTCCAAAACGTAGAGAGTGTTGATCGCGTAAGTCGCCCCAGATGTTGCGAGCACGGTCCAGGACGCTCCATCCCATCGGCGCAATTGCATCAGCCCGGACGAAGCAGCACTTTGGCGCAAGGCCAGCCGCTGTGTCCCACCAGCAAACCACGTCAGAAAATTGAACGGCGTATTGCCCATGAACCCTACGCTGAACTTGCAATGGGTCCAGAATTCAGGCGATGAAAAAGCAGATGATTCAAGATAATGGCTGTACTCCGACCCAGACGTATCCGTTCTGTTGGAGCATCTTGCATTGGCGGAAGTGAAAGTTCCCGCAGTCGTCTGGTGCGTGACCGTTCCAACGACCGTCGGGAAATCCTGCATTTCCGCGCCCTGAAAAAAGACCGTCATCTCGTCTATCCTTTAACCAATGATCTCGAAGGTGAACGGCGCGGTTCCGCCGACTACCGAAAGCTTGCCCACCAGCGTCCCGATCGGTGTCGTGACCGCAACCGTGCTGTTGTCGATCAGAATGTCCGATGGGCTTGGCGTCGCGAGAATGACCGGGATACGGTATGACCGCAGCGAAGAGTAACCGTCGCGCTCGGCCGAGACGACGATGTAACCCTGCTCGACGCCACCGAAATCGGCCTTGGCGACTGCCTGCGACGTCCCCGTAATCCCGGAGTAGGTGCGCACCACCGTGCCGCTCAGATCGGTCAGCGTGACGGTTGTCGTCTGTCCAGTCTCTGGCGCCTGATCAGCGGCGGTCCAGTCAAGCGGCGCCGATTCCGTCAGCCGGTTACGCCGAGCCCACGTGACCGGGATCGGATCGAGTGAGATAGCATCAACCGGACCCGATGAGCTGCCGTTCACCTTCACATTGGCGGGTCTGTACGGGCGAATGGCGCGGCTGGCGAATGTTACCGTGTCGACTGGTGCATCGACCGTGTCCAACACGTCTCGACTTGTTACCGTGAGAAGCCGCACCGACACGCTGTCGCCGTTCGTCCGCTTCTCAAAATCCGATTCTGAGAAGTCGTCAAAGAACAGGATTGCGGTGCCCTTCGTGTGGCTACGCGGAACCGTGTCAAGGCAGCCGCGCGCAATGGTGAGCGTGCCGCTACCTATTGCATCGATGCGTACGACCTCTGTCCTGGCCTCGCCGAATATCACCGCCAGCGAGCCGATGGAGACGTTACCGAGCCCTATTTCACCGGACACGGCAACGTCGGTTGCGTCAGCGGAGATTGCCGCATCCAGTGCCGCGCTCGGCGCAAAGTCGAGCGAGCCCGCGTCACTGTAGACACTGCCGCCGCCTACCTGGACTATGGCGTTGAGTGCGTTGTCAGACGGGCGCCCGCCGGCGATCTGGAGCAAGCCGGCTTTCGGATCAGCGGAAAGCATGGCGGCCAGATCGGTATCGCCGATCATCTGCCGGAGTTCCCGATATGGCATCTCCCAGATCAGCCGCGGCGATACCGGTGCCGTGGGGGTGTCCGGAACATCCTCGGCAGAACTATCCACCAGAACCGCAGCGCCGAGATTGAACACGTCCTGCACGAACTTCATGACGATCTTGTTTGATCGCCCATCGCCGAAGTCCTGATCAACAACGCGCATCACTTCACCCGACAGCTTGTGCCGGTCAGATACGAGCCGGAACGGATCACCGGGGTTCAGCTTCTCGACGGTGCGTTTGCACGAAATGCGACCTGAGATGATCCCCGCCCCCAGCGAGAGAACATCGCGCGTCGCCACTCGTATTGCGAGGTCACGATGGTTGATGCCGGGATAGCCGCGGCTTGTGGAAACGATGCCGCTGGTCGACTGCATAGCCTGGGCGATATTCGTCACGGCATGGGAGCCGGTCTTGCGCTTTTCCCGGTTGTAGTAGTTGACGATGACCTGATTGACGGCCTCTGCTGTCTGGCGCCGCTCGATCTCGGTCCAGTCGGTCACGACATCTTCATTGATCACCGGAATGGTGTTGATGTCGTAGTCCTTGCGGATCGGCTTCAGCCTGAACTTGCCGGTCGAGCGATCGACAAAGAGATAGGCGTCGACATGCGCCAGAATGCGGGAAACGAACTCCCGGATCTCCTCTTCGCGATACCATTTGAGCGACAGGCCGAAGCCCTCGGCGTAGAAGATATCCGCCGCCGTGCGAAAGCTCGCATCGTCGATATCGGCGTCGTTGTAGCCCATCCCCCACGTCTTGTCGGTCAGGCACTCGCGGATGATGTGGGCTGGGTTCATGTCGCCGGAAGATGCCCCGGTGACGAACCAGAAGAGTGACCGGAACAGGCCGTTCGCGAGCAGAACGCTGCCGTGTTCTTCATTGAAACCTGCTTCATGGCCGAGTTGCGGAACGTCCTTCCCGACAAAATTAGTGTCTGCGACATTGATCGTATGAACGATCTCAAGCGTCGAAACGCCGACCTGACGGATCTTCACCGCGCCCGAGACGTTGGTGAGCAGACCGATGGTTCCCGGCCCGCTTTTCATCCGCTTGGATGCCATCCCCCAGGCACTGCCGTTTGCTATCCCGATTGCCGACCGCTTGAGCGTCGAAAGATCGGCCGAATAGACACGGATATCGCCATTTGCGCAGACTACGATGACCTCGTCCGTGTCGTCGAAATAATGACAGTTCAGGACGTTCGCGGTCAGGCCGGTTGGAGCGACGATAGTTAATGCAAGGGATGGCCAAGCAACCCTGACGATATTCATCGAGCTAGTGGCTGTGACGCCGTAGACGTATTTTCGCCCCATGGAGATGGCTGCGACGCTTTCTCCAGTGTCGGCCTCTGACCATTGCAGCGACCAAGGCCCCCCAGGCTCTTTTTTCAAGAGGTTCCATCGGCTGGCCGCAGCGCTGGGGCCAACAGACCTGGCCACTCCCCATCGGGTGCCATCCACCTCGATGTCATCCATCAGGAAGCCATGGTTGGTCGCGGTTCCTGGGATGTCGACGCTTTGAAGAAGCGCGCCGGTATCCGGCTTGTAGAACTTCAAAGACGTTCCGGTACCACCGCTACCTTGCCTGACGACAATCTCATTGTCGCCAGTGATATGGCCGCGAGGGCCAAACTCCCAGGTCCCCTCCCGCGCTATGGTGATGTGCTTGCCTGTAGGGATCGACCAGACGATCGGATCGCCCGTGTGGTGCTGCCACAGGATATAGTCGCCATACGTGTCCCAATTGATTCCGTTGTTGAGGTGGACCCCGAGATCAATGCCCGGATTGCCTTTCGTCGTGTCGATCGGCGCAGCAACCTCTGCCGTCTGCGGATACCACTGCGCGGAGCCATCGGAACGCTTGAAGATGCGCTTGATCCTGAACGCCCACGGCTTGATGTAAGGGCTGGTGCCGAGATACACGCCGCGCAGTACGATGCCGACGATGCCGCGATAGGCCGGTGTATCCGGTCCCTGCTTGGCAACGAGATAGTCGTTCCGGCCCTGATCCTGGGCACCCATCTCAACGTCGAGCTTGCCGGATATGCCGCCTTCGCGGTCCTGTCCGCCGAACAGGTTTTCCTTGTTGATCCCCATCCGCCCGCCGCGGAACGCACCCTTCCAGGCGACCTTATCGCCGACGCGGATCTCCTGGATCTCGTCTGCCGGACCATGGCAGAGGCCCATGTGCATGCCGAGGTAATACTTGTAGCCAAGGGTCTGACGCGGCCCGAAAAAGCCATAGCGGCGCGGTCCCTTGATGGCATCCGTGCCAAGCGACCCGTACCAAACCACGTTCGGATCGGCGAAATCATTGGTGCCAAAGGCAACCGGGATTTCACGGCCTTCATCCGCCGTCGGTGCTTTGAAGTCCGAAAGGGATGCCGGCTTCGCATCCTGCGGCTTAGGCGTCAGGATCAGGTTGAGCGCAAAGGACGCCAGCCCGATGACAAAGTTCCAGAACATGTCGGGTTAGCCTCAGACGATGCTGATCGAGAACGGGTTTTCGTCGGTCATGAAGGGGAAGCCGCCGAAGTTCAGCCGGTTGTTAAATTTGGCGTTGCAGGTCTTGACCGAGAGATCACAGCCCGGCGCGATTTCGACCGCCGCCGATCCGGATTTGGCGACCGCCTCGGCCAGTCCGTTGATCTGAGTGATGAGCGTCAGCTGGTTGCCGACATGCTTTTCAACCCAGCCGTAGAGGCCGTTGAAGATGACCACGCCGGCCTTGTAGTAACCGTCCTCTTTTGAGGCTGCGGCGGCCACGGTCAGGGCAAGGGTGTTCACGGCAGTTACCGTCGCGGGCACCTTGAAATCGCTCACATTCAGATTGCAGCCGGGAAGGTAAAGCGCATGTCGGCAGGTCCGCTGATAGCGAGCCCGGCAGCCCGGTCGACGCATCGAGGTGAAGATGCTTTCGACCGTCACCCTGATCGTCTGCCCGACTTCCTTGGTGCCGACAATTCGGCCTTTCCAGATGACGCGGTGTTGCTCCGACAGGTCCGTGTGATGGCCGCGCCAGATCGTGACGGTGGTGATCTGAGGCGCGGGCGAGAGCAGCGTGCGGCCGTAGGGGTCCGATAAAGGAAAGATCAGATCGACGTAGTTCTTCTCGATGTTGCCGGTCTGCTTGATATTTTCATGCTTGATCGGCGATCCCGTCCAGGTCTTTGCCTCGCCGGAGAGTTCTGGATCTTTCCTCAGATCGGTCGCATCGGACGCCAGCCTGACCTGCGACACGCCATTGTCGAACAGATAGAGGAAATACGGCTGGCCCTGGTCAACCGACGTCTCGGGCGTGTCGTAGCTCATGCCGGGACCTCGATAACTGGAATGTTGACCACCGAGGCGTCGATATACTTGTGGTCGATCGACACGGAATCGGAGTTCAGGCGAACCCTGGAGATGAAGCAGAAGAGGGCCACGTCAGCCGGCGCGGCCGACTTCCCGAGGCTCGAGGAAATGACGATGGTGTCGTTTCCACCATCGGAGGCGCCAGCATTCGTGATCTGTCGCTGCAAGCGGGTGCCGTCCTTCAGCAGGATCATGACGTGACGGCCGATATACGAACTCGGATGCCCGATGCTGCGCACTAGGGCCGTTGTCGCCGCGGCGCCGATATTTGCCTGCAGCAAAATGTCCTGATTGAACGTTGGCAGCCAGAACGGCTTCTGCTTGCCCCGGAGCGAATGCAGCCACTTGCGGCGCTTCCAGACGCCAGACGGGCGGCTTTCCATGAACGACACGGTCTGGCCGAAGTCGACATAGCTGCGCAGCGTCTCGACCACGATCGGCCCGAAACCGTTGTCGTTCAGCTCCATTGATCTGACAATGCTGTCGGAGACGTTGGCGACGAGAAGAGGCGCCTCAGTCACCACGTCGAGCCCCTGATACTTCGGGTAAGTGGAGACGTAAGCAGCCGCTAGGTCGATGTTATCGGTGACCAGGAACTTCGTCCCGACGTCGCTGTATGTCGTGTTCCTGTCGACGGAGAACCCTTCGGGCACCAGCGCGAAGCGGAGCGGAATTATCGCCGGCTTCTGGAAATCCAGCCCTATCGGCGCCAGCAATTCCAGAGAGTCAGGCGAAACCGACGTGATCCGCGCGACGACGAATTTATCCGAGCGCTCCCAGATCATGACGCCGCCGTTGACGCGCCAGTCTCCAGCCGTGGTGTCGACGGGAAGAATGCTCGCCGTGGCCGCTATGTCGACCGCAAGGTCGATCCCTTCCGCCCAGACAGGAACGCCAATGACAGTTCCGACGCGGCGCCGCGCGAAGGCAGCACCTCTGGCGTAATCGGCGATCGACAGGCGGACGCTGTACGAAAACGACTGCCGCGGTGCGCTACGCAACGCCAAGCGCTGTTCGCCGGTTCGGCTGCCGAGTACTTCGGTCATCCATTCCAGCGTTTCGGCAAGGGGGAACCTGGCTCTGAACGGCCAAGTCTCCGGCAGCACGACAACATCGGCGCGGTCGAGCACTGGAGCCCCTGTCGCGATCGACTGCGGGACGACTGCAATGCTCAGGGCAACAGCCGGTGACCCAAGGACTGGCGCCCCTGTTGTGATCCCGACGGGATCGACGCTGACAGTCGCCATCAGGCCCCACCAGCACCCGGAATGCCGACGTCAAACGCTGCCGACGTGATCGTGTCGCCGGTAGCAACGGCCTTTGCCGCCGCCGTCTCCCGCGTCGCAAGCAGGCGCGAATTGGTAGCATCGACGAGGGCGTAATGGGTGATCGATCCCGCCCCTGTAGCCGCCCCGTTCGCAACCGCCGCAACGGTCACCTTTCTGCCCGACGGCGTCCGATCTACTGGTGCGCCAATGGTCGGACTGGCCTTGCTCCCCAGCGAGAGAGACACGGCCTGGGCGTAGGTCGTGGGTTCGTCCGAGCAGTAGTGGAGCCGAGTGGTTTCGGTCACCAGGACGTTCAAGCCAAGGTCGAGCACGCGCGGATTGAGGTAGGCCATGGTTAGCTGTTCCTGCGCTGAATGTTCATGACCAGTTGCTCGCCCTCGTCGGTCCTGAGGTAATCCCCGACCACGGACGGATCGAACACGTTCACGATCTTGCTGTTGAACTGCATCTTCTTGGCGAGCGAGTTGAAGAGGCTCTCGATCTGTCCGGCGCCGAAGCCAGACGGGCCCCTGAAGCCCATCTGTGCCGCTACACCCAGCCTGCCGTCGCTGCCGCGTCGCAGCGGCATAATCGCCTCTGGGCCGGCTTCACCGAGCATCCCGGTCTTGCCGCCCGACATTGGGAAGTAAGCCGGAGAGTGGAACACATCGCCATTGGCGAACGGAACAACATTGCCACCCCAGAACGCCGCACCGGTGGCAAACAGGCCGACACCACCCTTCAGGATGCTCGCGGTCGCTGCCGGCGATATGCTGTTCATGTAATTGACGGCACCACCCGCTCCGCCGAACATGCCGGCGAGATTGGCGAACCAGTTGCCGCCAAAGCCGCCACCGGTCGTCATCAGGTTCTGCAGCATCGAACCGAGATTGTTGGCGCCGATACCGAACTGTTCCAGCGCCTGCATGGTCGATTGGGTCACGCCGGTCAGGCTGCCGAGCCCGCTGGCAAGACTGCCAGCCGAGCCGATTGAACTGGTCGCCAGCTTGTCGAGTGCTTCCGAAGCCTTGTTCGAGGAGCCCAGCAGGCCACTCATGTTGCCGGTGCCAGCCGTTGCTCTCCGCACGCTGAGGTCGCTGGCATTGTACCAGTCAAGGCCGACCTTATTGGACGTGTTTCCCGACAGCATCTGCAGTTGCAGTTGCTTGTCGTCCATGCGGGTGAGACCGGTAGCGAACCCGACATGGCCGCCAAGTTGCCCCGCAGACAGGCCACGCGACTGGACGAGAACGTCGCCGCGCAGCACATCGGCCGGGTTCACCGACTTCCCCCAATTCAGGAAGGACGTGGCGACATTCGAGCCGGAGCCATTGACCCCGATCTGCTTCAGAGACGAGTTGACGAATGCGGCGCACCAAGCCTGGCTTGCGGCATCGAGATTGACGCCACCAGCGCGGAGATAGCTGTTGATGGCCCCCGCATCACGGCTCTCGCTGAACCCGAGCAGTCCAGAAGCGAGGCTGACAGGATCTCCGAGTGATGCCTGCGTAGGCGAACCGATACCGGACAGGAACTTCGGGGGCGCGAAATTGTCGTTGGCGGCCGTGCCGCCGAGGATATTCGGGAGGCCGGTCCCAATGCCGCCAGCCCCACCCAAGACCGAGCCATTGATGACGACGGTGGCGGCCTGCACCTGCATGGCGCCGACGGCTTTCTGCGCGCCCAGGAGATTGCCGAGGACGCCACCGAAGCCGCCACCTTGACCGCTGGTTGCGCCGCTGCCGAAAATGCCCAGATCGGCGATGGAGTTAAGATTGGAGCCGGTCAGCCAGTTCTTGGCCGGATTAGTTGCGGCCATGTCGAACATCATGCGGGCGAACTGCTGGCCCGCCTTGCGCAACGCGTCCTCGATGGAGCCGTCACCGAAGAGCGCGTCGACGACGCCATCGATGCCATCGCGAGCGGACTGGAAAACATCCTCCCAAGTTCCTTTCATCCGGGCGATCTCGTCCCGCATCCGGATGACCTTGGCGATCTCGGAATCGAGGTCTTCAGGGAGGCCGGCGGAACGCAGTTGAGACGCTACGGATTGATCTGCCTGCGAGCGGCCCATCTGGCGAAGGTCAAACAGAAGGTCCTGCTGGAGCCGCGTGCGTGCCGCCGCATCGGCATATTGCTTCATCGCCTCGGCTGCGGCCTTGACCTTGGCGACCTCTTTATCGTTAATCGGCTCATCAGTGCGCGCTGCCTGTTCGCGCAACTCCTGCATGCGCTCGAACTCGAAACGCAGCTTGGCTTGCTCTCCAGTCGTCTTGCCGATCAGGTCAAGCTCGAGCCGCTGCTGCTGGAGCGAGCGTTCGATCGCCTGGCTGCGCTGGATAGCGGCGTCACGGGCTTCAACTTCCTGACGGGTGCGTTCTTCGGCAAGCGCACGGCGAATACGCACCTCGGCATTGACGTCGCCGCCTTCGGCGCGTGCAACACGCTCCGCTGCTGCGAGACGTTCCGCATTGGTGCGGGCCCGCTGCTGCTGCAGTTGCGCCTGAAGCCGTTCTTCGTCGGCCGAAAACTTGATCTCGCGCTCACGGCGCTGCTCTTCCAGAACGCGACGCGCGGCCTCTTGCGTGTCCTCCATCCTGTTTGGGCCGACGACGCGGTCGCGGCGGCCATTCCGATTGAGGTTATCGAGTTGTTCCAGACGCCGCGCCGCCTCGGCCGCCTTCGTGATGATGTCTTGGAGGTCGTCGGCCGTGTCGCGGATTCCCTCCGGTTTAAGGCCGACCATGCGCGCCATGTCGTCGACAAACGTGCGGAATGAGCCGTACCCTTGGTCAGCAATAGCCTCGATCTCATTCTGGATTTTCTCCAGCGTCGCGAAATCCGCCTTCCCCTCGGACAGCAGCTTGCGCACCTCACGGATCGGCCCGGTAAACGCCGCAAAGCGGGGATCAACCGTGTGCTCCTGTCCGCCGCCCAGCAATCCGAAAGTCATGTAATCGGAAGGCGAAGTGGCGCCCTGGATTTCCTTGCCGGCCTGCCTGATCTGTCGCTCCAGTTCGCGGCGAGAAATCCGCTCTGACGCTTCGGCGGCAATCACCGTCTTCTTGCCGAGTTCGTCAGCGTTGAAGTCGGCCAATTTGTAAGCGGCGGCGAGATCGCGAACTGCCTTGTCGTTCTTGGCGATCGCGTCGGCCATGCCGTTCGCGCCATCCTTGCCTTTCATGAACCACTGGATGGTGGCGGCAGTAGCGGCGGTGATGCCAACGGTCAGCAGAGTCGTGGTGCTGAACACTGATGCGAGACCGGTGCCCAAGGCGGCCAGACCACCGCCCTGCTGAATTGCAGTTGCCAACTGCGGGCCCTGCTGCAGCGCAAGCGTCATCGGGTTCTGGCCGATAAGGGACATCATGGCGATGTCCTGGATCTGCTGGCCGGCATTAAATCCAGCAGCGCGCGCCGCCCCGCTGCTCTGGCCGCCGCGTGCGCGCGCCATCGCTTGCGCTTTCGCAAATTCCTCGGCGCTGATCATGCCGCGCTGCGCGAGAACCGAATATTCGGCGATCTCCGCATTGACGCGATCCTGAACCGCTGCCAGCGGGTTCAACTCGGCGCGCAGTGCGGCAACCTTCGCAGCCATCTGGTCCGCTTCTCGCCCCGCCTCCTCGAAGACCGCCGCAGACGATCTTGCGGACAAGGGTGAGACACCGATGCCAAAGGATTCGTTCAACTGCTGCTGGAACAGTGCACCGACGTGCTGCGCCTTCATCGTGGCGATCTGATCGAGCCGATCGAACTCGGCCTGAAAGGCGCTAGCGGAAACCGAAGCGGATTTCGGCGCTCCGGCAATCAGCGATGCGTTGAGATCACCGACGAAGTTCTGGCCGATCTGGGTCGCCTTTTGGCGCGCGATCTGGTCCAAACGATCAAACTCAGCCGTGAACACACCAGCGGACGCAGCCGCGCTGGATGAGCCCGAGCTGACGCCCAGGACCGTATTGAACTTGTTCTGATTGGCCGCCGCGATCTGACGATGGTTCTCAGCCTGTTGGGCGGCCTTGGCCTCCGCAATTGCGACCTCATTGAGTAGCGTGGTTTGCTGGCGGATGTTGCTGTTAGCGAGATCGACGGCCGCCGCCAGTTTCGTCTGCCCCGAAGCGACAAGCGTAGACGAATCGGCCACCAGACCAAGCTTCTGCTGCATGCCGACAAGCACATTGGCCACGTCGGCGACTTCGGCCTTTCCGGTTTCCAAAGCACGGTTCAGTGCATTGAGGTCGCGCCCGAAAGCCTGTGTCTGCCGCGCGCCTTCCACATAGGTACGCGACAGGCGAGCCAGGACGTCCCCTGTCACCGTCAGCTTGGCCGAGGTGTCCGTCAGAACGACAGACACACCGCGCTGTGCGGCACCAGCCTCCTTGGCGGACTCGGCCATTGCCCGGTCGGCGGCAACCTTCGCATTCGCGCCGGGGGTATATTTCGACGCATCGAGAGCCGGCTGGACGATCAGCGCTGAAATCTGTTGAACCACAGGCTTCTCCAGACCGGTTAGTCAGGTTGCGACTTCTGCTGTTGGGCGGCGTGATCCAGCCACTCGTCATCGAGTGCTGACATGAAGGCGAGGAAGCGATCGAAAGCCTCGCCTTCGATGCCGTAGCGCCGGGCGTAGGTGTCCAGCGCCATGAAGCTGATCGGGGTCTCTCCGCCATAGGCACCGTATTGCCTATCGAAGCGGAGAACTTCCCATGCCCGCAGATAGAAGGAATGCCACGCTTCCGGCTCCGCACCGGCTGGCGGTTTCTCAACGGCGCGTTCCAGCCACCTTTCGGAGGGATAGGCCTTGATAAGGTCCTTGATCCACTCTTCTTGTTCCGGCGCCTTCCGACTTATTTGCCAGCGGAAGGCGCTTCGGAGTTTTTTGCTGCGTCCTTGACGAACTCGACGCGACGCTTGCCGACACGGCCGGCGCACCAGTAGATCATCGAGCGCAAGACGCGATGCTCTTCGGAGGCAAGGATCACCTTCACGGTATCGGCCGAATACGCGATGTCGAAGCCGCGCCAGTTGAGAAGCAGGTGTTCAACGGCCAGTTGGCCCTCGATGCGCGCAGCCACCTCCGGCGGAACCTGATCGTCTGGAAAGTCCTTCTTCAGGTCTTCCAGCGCGGTTTGGCGTGCGGTGACATAGGGCGGATAGTTCGTCGAGCGGACGTGGAAGGCGACCCCGGGAAGCTGCGTCATTTCCATTGGCTTTTCAGGGTTCAGGCCGGGCCATTCCTTCGGCTCGATCCATTCACCATCACGCTCTTTCGATAGGTCGGATGCAAGGCTGGCAAGTTTGAGAGTCATGATCTTGTCCTTTGTCGGGGAAGGTGGCCGGGCGCCCGACAACGCCCGGCCTTTCTGCGCAGAAATCAGCCCTCGGCGGACTGATCCGGTGCCGTGTCGGCGGCAATGGTGGTTGCGGCCTGCCTCGCCGCGATCTCTTCCGGGTCAGATGTGGCTTGCCCGATACGTGTGGCTTTGCCCTCCGAACTGACCTTCGTGGCGAAGTCCGCTGGCACTGGAGACGACAAAATGCCGGCACGGAAAGCGACGGCGTTCTCGTTCCCCGTGCCCCACGGATCGCCGCGGAAGTCTGTCAGCGGCAGGATGGCTTCGGGTCCAGCATTGACCGGCTGGGCGGGTTTCTTGCGCGAGCTCATTACGGTGCATCCGTCTTGGTGATGGACATCGATGCCGACGACGTCGGATCGAAGAAGGCCTGGAACGGCACCTCAAGCACCACAGGCTGGCCATTGCCCGGCGCCGCAGGGCCGCCATCGGTGAATTTCACCTTCGGAATGGAGAAGTGGTACTTGTTGCCTTTCGCGTCGGAGAGGTCGAAGCCGATGGCGACATCCTCATGGCTGATGATCGCGGTGTAGGCGGCGAGGTCTTCGAACAGGACCGTCATATTGCCGGTGACCTCGAACCGCCCCAGCCCGTGGCCATAAGCATCGTACTGGCCGACGACGTCGACTTGGTAGATGTTGTTATTGATGCGGACAGAGAGCGCCTGCACCTTCGGCGAAGCCACCATTGCGGTCGACAAGATCGACAGGTTTGCCACGTTGAGGCCGGCGTTGAAGTCTTCCGTCGTCGTAGCCGGGGTGTATGTGGCACCGGTGATGATCGAGGTCGTCGGCGTCGGGCTGCCAATACCCATGATGCCCCAGGTCGCCTGTACGGGCTGGCGGGAGCGCAGATTGAGATCCAGCGTGTTCCAGCGGCAGCCGCGATAGCGGACGTAGCTGTCCGTGCCGCCCTGCTGATAGGTGAGCTCCAGCGTGCCGGCCTTTGGCGTGATGCCGTTCTTCAGGACACCGGTCGAGAAAGCCGAGCAGAACAGGCGCTCCAGCCACTTGTCATAGGTGCCGTAGCTGAACCGCGTTTCGATCGAGCCGCTGACGTTGCGCCCGACATCTGTGATGCTGGGCACGTTGCGGTCGGAGCGGACTTCATCGGAAATGTCCGTCTGCTTCGCCAGGCGCACGCTCGCGGTGCGATAGCGCATGATCTGGAATGCCGGAGTGGCGGGAATGGTGCCGATCACCGTTTCCGCCACGTCAGCCAAGCGTACCTGTGAACCATCGGCAAAGGCCATGGCTTTTCTCCTTCGTTTTCAGATGGCCGGCGGTGCCGGTTCAGGGGATCGAGGTGATGTCGCGACGGGTCCAATGGATCGTCGCCGCGAGGGAAAAGTAGTTTGGGAAGTCCTTGCCTGGATCGCCGGCACCGATGGACATTTCCGGCATGACTAGGCCGCCGATCGGCTGCTCGCGGAACAGGTAAAGCAGATCGTTCGCATAGGCGCGGGCCTGACGACTGCCCGAGCCGCTCGGCACCATCACGTGCAGATACGTGATGCCGCTCTCTTCCCAGACGTTCGCGCCGGGCGCGCCCATGGTGTCCTGATCATACGTGTCGCCATAGATCTCGACATAGACCCATGCCGGCGCGTTCGCGTCGATCAGGTCCTGGAAGAACTCGTTCTCATACCGCACCGGCAAGGCGGTGAAGTCGGCGAGACGAGCCGCGAAGGCGTCGAAGGCGGTCGGGCTGGACATCAGGATGCGCCGTTGATGACGATTGCGGGATAGGTGATCGGCTGGCCGGCTTGGCGGCCTTCCCGTCGGCCGTGTGAACCCTTCAGGATGTACGGGATCAGCGGATGAACGCCGCCGGCAATATCGAGGAACCGGGTTTCGAAACGGAAGACGCCTGAGAACCGGCGCCCCAACGCACTTTTCGAGCCGTCGAAGATGCGCTTCTGCCCCTTCTTCTTGCCGCCCTCGAGACGGCGAACATAGGGCTGCGCGTTGGTGATGATGACCTCGGCATCGGCCGGGATGGCGCTGTAATCGGTGACGAGGCGACCACCGCTGATGACGATGAAAGACGACGCGAACCGGCCGGACTTCCGCGGCGAACGCTTCCGCAACTCGTCGAGCGCTGCGTTGATGACCAGCGGCCAGTTCGTGAATTCGTAGATGATGGCGCCCGGTGCCTGATAGGCTTCTTCTGGGGCTCCCCGAACGCCATTGACGAAGCGATCAAACTTCGGCGAGGCGACACCCTCGGCGATGACGCGCTGCAATTCCTTGCGGGCGAAATCGGCGACGGCCCGATTGATCGCGTCCGGCTCCATTCCTGCCGTCGCGACCCGTAGATCGCGCTCGAAGAACTCAAAGCCGGTGGACATTAGCCCGCCACCGTCAGGTTCACGCGCACCACCGTTCCATCAATGGAAATCGGATCTGCGAACATGATCTGCCGCTGCTTGCCCTTCACGGTCAGGAAGTCGTTTGTGCGCGGAATGCGCGGATCTGCGGCGCCAGGCGCAAGCACATGGCCGGAAGGCCAGCCGCCGGCCATGACCTGCGTCATCGTGATCACGACTTTCGACCATGCCTGTGTCGCTGTGCCAACGATGTCTTCGGCGCGCAAGCCGCGCACCAAAGCACGAACCGTCACGTCCTTGTCGACGAGCGGCGAACCTTCTTTTCGCCGCAGGATGCAGTCCTCGCCGTGCTCGGCTAGCTGGCCGTCCAGCATGGCGATCGCTTCGGCCGGCGTCATAGGACGTTTACCCTCAACGTTGACAGCAGGCGATCACACGTCCGCTCGACGATGGCAGTTAGCTTGTCGCCATCGAGAAACGACTTGCTTCCGACGCCATCGACGGTTTCGGATCGCAGGATCGGCGAAACCGTTCTTGCGCGCATCAAGTCCTGAACCGACAGGATGATTGCCTGCCGAGCGCGCTCCGGCACCGCGCCGGTTTTGCCTTCGTCAGAGCCGTTGTAGCCGGCTATGTACCGAATGCGGTGCTTGGGCTCGATGACCCAGGTAGCGCCTGGCGAGACGACCACCTCGCCATCTTCCAGCCGATAGGTCGCGGGATCGGCAGGGGCCTCGTCGCCGTCTTCGCTCACTGTGATGATGCTGACGAGATCGATGATCGGCACATACGGCAGGCGGATGCGCTGAGATCCGAAGTGGCCGGACATCTCCAAGGTCTGCGGGCCGAGCGCACGGCCGAGCCAGCCATCCGGGCCGTCAATCTCTTCGGTGACGGCCTGGATCATGGCACGAACCGCCGCGTCATCGGGCGCGTGAGCGCCGGGGATGTCCGCCGGCGTCACGATGGGTTGAGGTGGAACGATGACGCGAACGGTCATGGTCAGGCCTGCTCCCCGGCCTCGTCGGTGTCCTCGACGGCTGCACCGAGGCCAATCAGGCGGTCGGCTTCGTCCTTGTCGAGCGAGATGACCGTGCCCGGCGGGACGGAGTCGCCATTGCCGCTCAGGTAGGCGGTCAGCTTCACCTTCTTCTGCTTGGCCTTAGGGCCAGCATCGTTCTTTACACCGCTCATGGGTGCGATCCTTTTCGGCTTGTCGGGTTTCGGATGGGGAATCGCCGGGCCACGAGGGCAGCCCGGCAATGGTCATGGCAGGCTTAGGAAGCCGCGTTGACGAAGACCTTCACGGCGCCGCCAACGTCGACGAAGTTGCCGCCCGAGCGCATCCAGGCGAGGAAACCGACCTGGCCTTTCTTGGTGTATGCGGAGTCCGTGAAGCGGAACATCTCGATCGCCATCGCATCGCGGATCTTGTAGTGACTGAAGTCGCCGTAAGCGATCGACTTCGCGCTGGCTGCCATCTTCGCGACGTGCTGGTTGACCTTAATGGGATCACCCAGGAGCCGATCCGGCGCGCCGCCGGGGGTGCCGCTCTCGTAGCCGGGAACGAAGATCGGACGCGACTGGCCGTCCTTGATCTTGCGGACAACGCGGACGGAGTCGTCGTTCATCATCCACTTGCAGGCGCCGCCGTCACGATAGGCCGGATCGACCGAATGCTGGAGGTCGATGAGGCTGTCATAGGTGATCGCGGTCACCTGCGAGGAGCTGTTGGCCGCGGTGACGCCCACCGCAGCAGCGATCATGATGCCAAAGGGCTGGGTCGTGCCGGCGCCGATGGTGAAGTGCTTGTTGGTGACACGGCCAAGTCTGGTAACGAGGCGAGCGCGCACGAAAGCCTCGATATCGACGCTGCTGTCCTGCAGCAACTCGAACGGCACCGTGACCACCTTCGACGAATACTTGAAGACCGGCAGGCTCTTCGTCCCGAAGTCAGCGTCTGCGTCGGAGGCAGAGGCGTTTTCGGCGATAAGTTCGCCCTCTTCCGAAGTGCCGTCGGAGGTGGGGAACGACATCGGATTGCCACCGGCGGTCTGGATGACCTCCGCCACATCGCGCATGCCGCCGTAAGCCTTGAGTGCATCGAGCACGCTGGTGGCGACATCGGTGGCGACCGTATATCCGCCTTCCGAGGAGGTGGTGGTCGACATGGTGTTGCGCACCGTCGCCCAATCCTCTTCCGTCAGCGCCTTGTCGCCGTTGCGGAGCCACTTGGCGAAGACGAGGGCGCCCGGCGACTTCTTGTCTTTGCCGGCACGCTCGGAAGCTTCGACCACGCTGTTGTTCAGCGCTTCATTGGCGACCTTCTCGTTCAGATCGGTGATGCGCTTGATCTGGGCGTCAAGGGCATCGATATCGGCCATGCCGGCGTCATAGACGGGCTGGTCGGCCTCGGGATTCCAGTCCTTCTTGTTCACCAGTTCATTCAGCGTCTTGGCTTTGGCCGCGCGCTGCTCACGCAATGCCTGAATAGACATGGCTTAGTGTTCCTTTCAGCTTGTGGAGGACGGCCGCGCGTGCGGCCTACTATCTGCTCAGCGCAGCGCGCTCAGGCAGCTCGTTCCAGCATTCGCGCGGCATGCTGCCGGACGCGCTGGGAAACATGGTCTTCGGTGTTCTGGTTATCGACTGCCGGCGGTTCCGGCAGCTTGGGCGCGGCGGCAAAGGCGCTCATGTCCCATTTAGCTGTGGCCTTCGGCTTGTCCTCGGCGACGGCATCGGCGATGCCGACATCGACGGCCTCGGATGCCGTGAACCACGTTTCCTTTGCCATGTAATCGCGGAAGACGGCCGCTTCCTTGCCGCTCTTGGTGGCGTAGGATTCGGCGATCGAACCGTCGACCTTGTCGAGCAGTTCCGCGGTCGCCATCATGTCGTCGACGTTGCCGATCGCGACCGTCCAGGCGTTGTGGATCATCATGAATGAGCCCGGCGCCATGATGACCTTCGGCGCGGCAACGGCGATCACTGACGCGGCCGAGGCAGCGTAACCGTCGACATGGACGGTGATGGCGCCATCGTATTCGCGCATGGCCTGGCAGATCGCGACCGCGCCGAAGACATCGCCGCCCGGCGAGTTGATCCGGATCGCGACGTCGCCCTTCATCGCCTTCAGCTGCGCGATGAAGCCTGCCGGCGAGATACCGCCCCACCATTCCGCCTCGAACTCGTCAGCGACAATCATGTCGTAGAGGTAGATCGTGTTTGCTTCAGCACGGAAGGAACCGCGCTTCTGGTTAGCGGCAAGGAGCGCCCTGAGCTTGTTCATTATGCTGGTTCCTGCGGTTGCGCGGGCGACTTGCCCGGGTTGACGCCAAGATTGTTGCCGTTCTGGTGACGCTTGAGGCGCAGCACCTGGCGAGCCTCGTTCTGCGACATGATCTGCGGTTCGCCAGCGCGACCGACGGCGATGCGCAGCGATTCAAACAGCGACTTCATGTCGGCGCGTTCGAGATCCGACGTGTCGAACTCGGCAACGCGGCTGGCGGTGCGGAAGAGCTTCCGGTTTATCTCGGTCTCGAACTTGACCAGGTGCTGGCGCAGCGTGAAGCGCACGAAGCCGATGGCCATCGCCTCGACGCCAGATCCCCAGCTTGTCGTCTTCTCGTTGTGCCCGATCATGAACGGTGGCACGCCGTAGATGCGGGCGATCTCCTCGGTCTGGAACTGGCGCTGGGCGATGATCTCCAGGTCCTTCATGGACATGGTGATCGCCTTGAACTGCAGGCCACCTTGGAGAAGCATCGGACGGTGAGAGTTCGCCATTCCCTGATGGAGACGGTCGATCTCGTCGCGCAGATCCTGCTTCTGCTGCTCGTTCAGGTTCTTGTCGGTCGAAATCGCATAGTCCGGTCGAGCGCTGTTTGCGAAGAAGTTGGCCGAGAACTCCTGCGCCGCGATGGCCGAAGCACCGGTCAAACGCAGCGCATAGCGCAGCGGCGACAATCCGCGGATCCCGTTGAAGCCGAACCCGGGCACATGCAGCATGTCGTCCTGGTCGACGACCTGGAAGTCGCCCTTGGTTTGGCCCGGGATCTCCGGCGAAACGGCATAGACCAGCCTAGAGCCGTCCGGCCAGACAGCGACGGTCACGCGCTGTGGATGGATAGGCGTCAAGCCATCGATACCGCCGCCCGGCTTTCTGTTGATGATCGCGAATCCGTCGCCGTGCAGAAGCAACGACTGAACCATGAATTCCCAGCCGCTCGCCGCAGCCCAACGCGGCGTCATCTGCTCGTTGAACACCCAATGCAGCGCGTCGTTGTGGATACGATCGCGCTCGCCGTTCTCAGCGTCAACGCGGTAGATGTTCACCGGCAGGGCCGAGACCGCGCCTGCGATCAGGTTGACACAGGCATGGATCGCCGACACGGAGAGAGCGGTACGTTCCGTTGGCGCCGGAAGCTTGCCGATGCCCTCGACCAAATCCGCCCAGGACGATGAATCGCGGGTGATGGTGGACAGCGGAACCTGCTTGTCACCAGCCTGTGCAAACACCGGTTCGGCAGCCTTGTCGAGCATGGGTTCGGTGGCCTCGCGCCCAGCGATCCATCCGGCGAGGCGCTCGCGCCAACTGTTCATAGAACCTCCACTGCCGGCCGCGCCGGTTCTTCGGTAGCCATCCACCGCGCCAGCGCCATCATGTGGGCGATCGGGCCGTCGATCTTGTTCTCCGGCCGATCCTTGCGGGGATAGACGTTGTCCTTCGCGTCGGTCTTCGCGACCACGTTCGCCAGCATCCAGTGAAAGACAGGATCGCCGTTGTGGACGATCTTCCGTGACCGGATCAGGCCGTCCATCTGCTTCATTGCCGGCGAGAAGTTGAGGACCAGCGGCCTAACCTCGATGGTGGCCAAGCCCTCGTCGCGTAGTTCGGCCATCATCATGTAAGCCTGATGCGGATCGAAGGCGACTTCCTCGATCAGGTATCCGTCGTCACGCAGGCCGAGAATGTCGTCCCGGATCGTGACGTAGTCGATCATGTCGCCATCGGTCTGGGTGATCCAGCCTTCCGGCGCATCTCGCCAGCCGCGATAGTGGCCGTTCTCCGGAAGTTCGATGGTCGCCTCGGGCAGGTAGTACCGCCCAAAGCGCGCATAGCCGCCTTCATGCTCGAAGGTGAGCTCCATCGCGGCGATGTCGATGGTTGAGGCAAGGTCCAGGCCGATCCGGCACGGTTTACCCCGGAAATCCTCCAGTTTCAGGCGTGGATCGGCACTTTCGCGCCACCTTTGCACGTCGAAGTAGGCGTTCCGTGCCTGCACCCACATATTGAGGTGCTTGGTCTTGAACACGCCGAGCTTGCGCGGGTTCTGCTTGGCGTCGCGCTGCCGTGCGCGAAGGAACTCGCCCTTGACGCTCACGTCGTAGTTGGGGTTTGCCTTGCGCAGCGCCAGATCGCTCGACCAGTCGTCGTCTTTGTCGACCGTGTAGATCAGCGCGAATAGCTCGTCATTCTGGACGAGGCCGTCCAGCACCTTCTCGGCCTCCTGCACCGCGGCGAAGCATGGCCCGGCCAGATTGTCGCCGGCCGTCGTGATGATGAGCAGTAACGGATGCTCGCGGGCACCCATGCCCGTTTCCATCGTGTCGACCATCCGGTCAGTCGCATGCTCATGGTATTCGTCGACGATGGCGCATGACGGCGAGGCGCCATCACCCGGATCGCCGATCATCGGCTCGAACTTGGAGCCGTCGCCCATTCGGTGAATGTTCTTGGCGTTCACTGTCACGCCGAAATGCGACAGCAGGCCCGGCGACTTAACCGCCATCAGCCGCGCCGGCCCGAACACCTCCAACGCCTGCTTCTCGGTTGTTGCGCCGGAGTAGACCTCGGCGCCGTGCTCGCCGTCTATCGTCATCATGCCGAGGCCGACGGAGGCCGCCCAGGTCGATTTGGCGTTCTTCCTCGGCTCGAGGAGCAGCGCCTTGCGGAAGCGCCTTAGCCCGTCCTGCTTACGCAGCCAGCCGAAGATGGCGATGGTCTTGAAGCATTGCCACGGCTCGAGCCGTAGCCGCTCCTTCTTCCTGGCCCACTCGCCCTTTGTGTGAGGCAGTAGCTCGATGAACTTGCACCACTTCTCCGCCACCTTCGCGTCGAAGCGGTACGGGTAGGCCTTATCCTTGCTCGCCGCGAGGTCGTCGAGGTGACGCTTGCAGGCTAACAGCACCCACTTGCAGGCTGGTATCTTCCCCTGAACAACGTCCTTCGCGTACCGATTGCCAGATTCGACGTGCGGGAACTCACCCGAGCGCGGCAAACGGGTTTTGCTCGTCCGGGACATTTGCCGACACCTTTGACCGTGCAGCCGGCGACAGGCCGAACTCTACCAGTAGCGATTGAGCGTGACGCATTGCCTCGCTGCGCTGGGCGACAACGGGATGGCCCTTGATCTGCTGGCTCTTGACGCGGCCTTCCTCGTCGTAGGCGACCTTGCTGACGAAGGTCCGGCCACCGTCTTCGATCAGGGCCGTGCAGATCTCGACTTCCTCAAGGCGCGACGCGGCCATCGCCAGCATCGCAGTGTCGGAAGCGGACGCCACGCCCATCTGGCTCGCGATGGCGACCAGGCCGTCGAATATCTCGGTGGCGCGCGTCGACAGCCAGTCAGGAGCGACCGGCAAGTCTGCCAAGGCCTTCGGCGCGTCTGGGTTCATCCTGCAAGGCTGCGCTGTGCCGGCCACCAACTTCAGGTGGTCCGGCGTCCGTTTCCTGCCGGCCATCAAAAATGTCCTTCATTTTGCACGGGCGAGAATTTGCCCCCCCGGCGGTCTGGCCCCCCGATGCCCTAAACTTTCGACCACCCCCCCTTGAGGAGGCTCGGCCCGATCGGTTCGGCTATCGGTTCTCGTCCCGCTGCTTCTCGCTCGAATGGCATGGGGTGCAGAGCGACTGCAGGGCCCCGCACCAGAATGCCTCGTATCGGCCGTGGTGGCGCTCTACGTGGTCGGCGACCGTTGCCGGGGTCAGGGTGCCCAGCTTGAGGCAGAACGCGCACAGGGGCTCCGCTGTAAGCTGATCCTCGCGTCTGCGCTGCCATCTGGCCGTTTTGTACCAGCGGCGCCATTCCTGGGTGTCGCGTAGCTGGTCGTACTGCTTGCGGCGCTCTTGGTGGCTTGTGGTACCCGGTGGCCTGTGGACTGGTGGTCTGGTCGGCATCAGCGCAGGTCACGGTAGAGCTTGCGGTAATGGCCGGCTTGAGCCGCACGGGCATTATGGCGCTTGCTAGGCATCTTGCCGGCTGTCCGCGTTGGTGTGATGTTGTCGGCGCAAATCGGAGGCGGGGACCCAAATGGGGTTGTTTTCGACATTTTTTTCGCCATTGAAGATGGCCTTCACCGGGACCCTTGTCAGTCAGATTGACATACCAGTATCCAGTGGGCTCACCTTGTCGCTGCGTCTGAAGCGCGATGGGTACGGTAAACACTATGTAGTGCTCGCGGGCTTCGCATCGGGCGAGTATCAATACTACAGGCTGGAATTGTCAGAGTTCGCCGATTTCGCCAGCGCGGTTAACGCTATCGATGCGTCAATTGCAGCCAACGTCCGTCCGCCGCCCTGATGGTTTGCCCTACTCGACGCCCATTGGGGCCGGCTGCTGGCCTTCGTCATGTAACGCTAGGCAACTGAGATTTGTCAGATGCCGGATTGTAAACCCTCTGTTAGGAGGACTGATGCTCAACAGTGCTTCACCAAACTGAGGGAGAACCCAATGACTGCATACTTGGCCACGTATCTTTCCATTATTGCGCTTTCACTGTCGGCGCTTGCTTGGGTGGTAGCGGCTGTCGTTTCGCCAATCATCAAAGAGAGTTATTGGGACAGCCTTCCGGCGTACCTTGTTCGCCGCCAAAAATTTGCTGCATACGCAAACATGGCAGCCGCGGTGCTCGCTGCGGCTGGCGTAGCACTACAGGCTTACGCATCTGCGCAGACGCTCTAACATCTATCTGGAGCGAGGTGCGCGCAACGGCTGGCCGTTCGCGCATCTTGCCCAGGTGATCTCTATGCAGCCCTTCGCACACTCGGCAAAGGCTCCAACATGTCCTGCCGGTGGGTGGGCTTGGCGTCGTCGGCCATCCAGTGTGTAACTGTGGCCAGGTTATCCAAATCTATACGCTGATTTGGCATCATTGGCACCACCCTAGACCAGCTAGGGCCTTGTAACGATTGAGCATTTTTAAGGATTTGGCGCGCAACGCGTTCGAATGCAACGTCTAGACGGCGCTCTGCCGTACTACGCGAACGGCCCGTTTTCTTGCAGAACTGGCGGAATGATCCAGTCAGACGCGGCGCCGCCATGCACATCGCCCAGTTGCCGAGCAGGATGCGGCTCTCATCATCCCCGGCATAGTCGATCAACCAACCGTACATCACTTCCTCGGCGCGCGATATGGCCTTGCTGGATGGGCGGTAAGGCACATGGTTGCCGTTGATGCCATACCCGGGATGATGGCCACCGACGCCTACGGTCTCGATCTGCAGCGCCGGCCACAGAGAGCGGACCTTTGCCGGTCGTAACTGCCGGACGTCCATGTGTGCGATGGTGTCGGCCGCCTCAATGAAGCGGGCCTTCACGATGGTGATCAGATCGGCGAGCGCCGCGGCTTCCGTATAATCATACTGCAAGGCGTTGCTCCGGTTCATCGAGGATGGGTTCAAGGCTCTCGTAGATAAGAATTCGCAGGGAGCCGCGCACCGGCCAGGGGCGACGGGCTACGGCTTTCCCACGCAAAACACCGAGCGGTATCTGGTCGAATGCTTCCAGCACATCGCCGGCGCGTTCCAGTGCCCAATCCGGCCGTTGGATCAGAATGTCGGATATGGCGCCGATCGTCTCCGACCAGAGCTCATCCCGATTGTTCTTGGTCTGCTTGATGCAGCGGAGCACGAAGATCAGGTGCCCATCGCCATATTGGTTGCGAATCTCATGCATGGTGCCGCGGGCATGGCTCTGTGCTGCCGCCCGTCGGCGGTAGATCGGCACCAGCCGGATGCCGAGCCCGTCCAGAATTGCGTCGAGTTGGCCCTTGGGTCGGCTCACGCTCACCTCATCTGAAATATGGTGGCCTTAGTGCGCTCACTTGGATTGCGCCTTTTCTGCCAGATATTCGGCCGGATCTATACGGCGGACTGGCGATGCTCCGCCCAACTTGCCGAACTTCGAATCCTGATACGCGCGCGTTGCCAATGGATCGTAATGAGCAGCCGCGATCTTGCGCACCCAACCCGGTGCCTTGGCCGCGGCCCTCTTCATCTGCTTCACGGCTTTCCTGGACGGCTTGCCGACGGTCTTGGATTTGGATTTGGTCTTGATACTGGTCTTGGTCTTGGTCCTCGGCAACGGCCGTGGCTTCTTTCGAAGCGCGCGGTCCTCGTCGGTTAGGCCGTCGATGAACTGCCAGGCCTGCGAATTCGTGTCGAACGGCCCAGCCACGAAATGCCCGCTGTCATCAGCCACTTGAAACTTGTCGGTGCCCATCGGAAGGACATTCATGCCGGCATCCTCCCGTACTTGACCTTCGCAATGGCTTCGATCCGGCCGACACGATCGGACAGGCGATCATCTGCGATCCGAGCCCATGTGCCGAGCATTCGAATATCATCCTCCGGCCATGTCTTCATGCGATGGGCGCAGATCGTGAGCGCCCGTTGCATGTTCTTGATGTTGGCCTCGGTCAGTTCCGCCTCGCACAACGAGACGGCCTCACATGCCCTAACGTAGCTCAGCGGTAGCGGCGACGTTTGTATAGCCGGATATGCACCCGGCTCCAGCATCTGCATCCCGTCTAGGAATGGGCAATCATCTCCCTTTTCAATGACATCTGAGGGCAAACACAGGAAATCTCGGTCCTCGTGGGGTATGTCGAGCACCATTTCCAGCGTGACCCAAACGCCATTGAAGAACCCGTCCTGACAGCGAATAGTCTCGCCCTTGGCTGGCTTGCTCGTGCTCACACACGATCCATCGGCGCGGATTGCCGTGACATCGAAATAGCCTGGATGGTCGTTTGAATGCTGGACCCACGCGCCGGTGAGATCGCGTTCCTGCCGTTCGCGACGGCCAACATAGAGAATGTCTCCCTTCGGTGGGAGCTGCAGATTTCCTATGTAGTCAAGCGCGGCCCTGATCCCACCAATAAGCGACACGTGTCGTTTATCGAGACCTGCGCTCGCTATTTGCATGAGCCGCTGTGCCTGCCGAGCCTTCAACCCAGCACGATCGAGAAATGGCAACCACTCGCCGTGCGCACATTGTTCTTTGGCCTGGCAAAGCAACAGCCCGGCATCATACGCGGCTTCTATGGTGGTTCGCTCCGCCGCGGCGAGTGTTGCGGTAGTTTCCTTGATGCGCTCAGCCAGGTCGGCGAGCGAGTTTGACAGTTCGGTCATGCTGCACCTCTCGGATTCTGATGGTGGGCGGGCTTGCCGATCGCGCTGGCGACGGCTATCGAGCCGTCGATCTCGCGGGTCACTTGGTCCAATGAGTTCACGGCGACGGCTTTGAATTCTGCGAAGTTTGGCAGTGACAGCCAGGGCAGAGGCCCCTTAACGTGCTTCTCGACGTTGGCTAGGTGATCAACGATCTCGTCGAGCCGGTCGTTGTCTAGATCATCGCCGTGAACTCGGACTTGCTTGTCGAGTGCCAGCCAGGCGCTGCTCACAGCACCGTTGACGCCGTAGTAGCGGCGGAGCCATTCGGCATAGTAACGAAGGCAGGTATCGAGCGACCTAGCGCCGGCCACGGCCTTCCTCGCCGATCCGGAAGCATCGCGCTGGTACTTCAAGCTGGACACAAGGTCAGTGGCGCCGATGGGCGCTGGCCTCGGCTGAAACGCAATGACGTTGGTCATCCCCGCCTCCCGAAGATGTGCGGCAAGGCCTCATGAACTTTGGCTAAGGCATCCATTCTGGTTTTGACGGCAAAGTCGGCGATGAGACGCGCCTTCTCCTCCGCAATCGCACGATCGGCGGCGAATCCAATGGCGAATAGCTTGTCACGAAGTGCCAGCATCTCGCCGGACGTACTCGCCGCGGCAACCACCAGGTTGCGACAGCGCCGGCCGCCTTGCGCCAGATAGGTCTTGGCCATGACGCGCTCGACCTGCATTACTTCGAACTGGTCTTCGGCCTTGCGTATGCAGTCCCAGCCAGATCCGCCGTGGACGAGGTATTCCAGGGCACCCGCCATATCGCCGTCGCCCGGATAGAAGTGATCGACGTAGGTCAGCACATACTGGCCAGCCTCAATGGGGACGAGAGCGGTCATTCGCCACCTCGCGCGCTCGTGCGGAACGTAGAGCTAAGAGGCTTATGAAGGGGGTGTCTGCAGTCTGCGTCTCGCTCTCCGGTCTGGCGTCTGCGTCTGTGGTCTGCCTCTCCGGTCTGCGTCTGTGTCTGTGTCTTATATATCGATAGGGTCTGCATACCGTTTCCCTACTCTAGTGATTGGCATCGAAACCGTTTGCGTCGAAGTGAGCGTTTCCCGGGCCTCTCCGCTTTATCTGGTCGACAAGTCGCGTCTTGTTCACGGCTGTGAACTCGAGCTCTACGACTTCGCGTAGCGCGTCGCTTTCGATCTCGGAAATGCGGGACATGGTGCCGGCGGCGTGCTTGTCGTTCATAGGCGGGCAGGCCTTGAACCAGCCGGACACGTAGATTTCTTCAGTCTCGTCGTCGTAGTGGATCATTCCCGCGCCCAGCAGTTCGGAGCGCCCCGCGCGGTATTCGTCCAGCGGCCAGCCAAGGTCTGCTACGGCATAGCCCTCCGGTAGTCTGTAGGCGCCCGACGAGTTCTGGTGCCGACACGTCAGGTAGTAGAACAGTAGAAGGCGCCCGCGGTCGGTCTTCAGGCCGAGAAAGCGCTTCGATCGCCAGATCGCCGGCGACACCTTGGAAAATTCGCGCTTGCTCAGGACACCCTCCTTGCCGCGATCAGGCGGCGAAGCTCGGCTGTGGCTCCGGCCTGCGTGAGGCCGGAGACCGCAAGGCCGGTTTTAGGACAGCGAACGATGACCGTTCCGTCCTCGGTGCGGACACTGGGGAAGGCGGTCGTCATGGCTGCACCTGCTTGGAGGTGCGGACATACTCGGCAGCCCAGCGAAGGAGCTCGACCGGGCGGTCTTTGCCGTCCGGCCAATTTTTCATGAACCAGTCCATCACCTCGTCGTAGGTGCGGACGGTGAACGATTGGCCCGTGTCAGCAATGCGTGAAAAGAACTTGGAATCATTCCGACACCGACGTGCAATCGTGGACACCGCACAGCCTTGCGCCGAGGCGCAGGCGCTGGCGGTTTCAAGGAGGATACGTCTCAGATCGTTTTCCATGCGGCGAATGTAGGGGAATTTTCCCCCGTGCGCAAGCAAGGGAAAGGGAGTAATTAGGGACGAGTAGTCTTTCACTGCGGAGTTTGCCTGTGGAACCGTCCCTACCTGATCGGATTCGTGAGCGTTTGAACGCCACGGGCAAATCTGCGACCGCTGCTTCTACAGAGGCCGGTCTAGGCAAAACAGCGGTAAGAGACATTTTGTCAGGCCGAGCCAAGAGTCCTCAGATGGAGACACTTCTCAAGCTGACAACTCCCCTAGACTGCACAATGGCCTATCTCACTGGCCAGTCGGATCAACCCGATGGCGGCCCGACGTTTGATTGGGAGTATATGCCCAAGTACGCCAAGCTTTCTGACTACCTTGAAGCCGGTGTATACAGAAAGGCGCTGTGGGCGACAAAGGATGACCCCAGAAGAACAACCGAAGGGGACCTTATTTACAATGATTTACGGCTAATTGGCTGGGAATACAGCCTTTTCAAGCTGAAAGATCGATCCATGGACCTTCTCAACCTGGTAGAAGGCGACTTGATCACTGCAGCACATGGGGAGATGCACAAAAAGGATATCCGTCTCGTCCCTGGCCGCCTTGTGGTGGTTAGGTTCGGCATAGACGAAATCCGGGCCGCAGAGACTAGCTTAAGGTTGGTAGAGGTCGAGGGTGACGAAGTCAGGCTTGTAACGAAGTCGAGCGTGGCGAACGAAGATCCGATTGTTCTCGGCAAGAAGCTTGATCGCGATGATGGCCTGAATATGTACAGGGCAAAGCCTATGGGCGTGGCTTGGGTAATGGCTTTAGCTGTTCGAGCTACAAGGAACCTTCCCCTGCTCGATGCGGAGGAAATTTCCCCCGAATGAGTTGACGAGGGAAATATCCCCTGTTAGGTTGCCTCTCGTAGCCACGGGAGACAGCCATGCAGTCGATTCTCTCACAGGTACCGTCGAGTTTGTCCAAGGACGATCTCGGCATCGTCGTTAGCGCCATCTGCGGCGCCAGCGGCGCTGGCCGCGCACCCGGCCTCAGTGTCGAGCATCAGGTGATGATCGAGTTGGGCCGCTTGCTGATGCGTGCCATCACGAAGCAGTTCGGCGACAAGATTTATCAGCCGGACATCATCCCCAGCCTGACGGCCTATTTCGAACATCAGGCGCGGCCTACGCGCTGACCATCAGCCTCGGGCGCCGGCTCTAGCGCGCCCAGCCCCCCTTAGCTCTGGAGAACCACCAATGCCGAACACTGTTCAGGCGGCCGCCGAAGGCGTGCCTCAGATCAATCGCCGCCGCCTTCTGGCTGGCATCGCTGCCGCATCAACCGCCGCAGGGGCCTCTGTCGTGGCATTCCCTGCACCGGCAGCGACTTCGACCAACAACCCCGAGGTGACCCACCTTGCCGAACCGCAGGCAAATCCCGAACTCGTTGCGCTCGTTAGCAAGCTTCGGGATGCCAAGGCCGAGAGGGACGCCGCGAAGGATGCCAAGGAATGGCTGGTCGACGAGTGGCGGCACCTTTGGCCGCTGGCACCGGAAGAAATTACCCTTCGCGGATGCACTGAGTGGGACGACTGTCGCGAGGTTGATATGGCCGGTAGTCCAGTCATCCGGCCGGGGGAAAAGTATGCTCGTCGACTGCGAAGCATCAAGGACCTCGGTTGGTTCATCGACTTTAGGACTAGCCACATCGAGAAGGCCCGCAGCGAAAAGGCGCGGCTGCAGCGGATTGCAAAGCTCGACGAAGAAAAGCGCGTGCTCCGCCTTGGCGAGGAGTACTACACCGCGATCGAGCGCGTAAAGGATGCTTCCGGCATACATGCAGCGGACGCGCGCATTAAGACTGCGGGCCGGGCAGTAACTCACCTGTGCAAGCAAATCATGGCAGTTCAAGCCAAGTCTCCGGCTTGCCTAGCGATCAAGGCTGAAGCAGTCGAAGTCTGGTGCGAGGTGCATACCTACCTCCTCAAGGATGACGACGGCATCTTCGGATGGCCGTGCCGCCTTGCCAGCGACATTCTCAACGTTGCGGCCGGGGGCGTGTCATGAGCGATGCCGCCCTTCTAAAACTTGAAGCCAAATTCAACGCCAACAGCGATCGAGAGGAACAAGCTGGCGACAGGATTGAAGAGCTCGAGGCAGATCTCGACCGGCTCCGCAAGCGCATACACAAGACAGATCAGAAGCTGGATCGCCGGACGCGGGAAGGGTCTCGCCTGTTCGACAAGATCATGAACATGCGCGCAACAACGCTGGCCGGCATGATGGTGAAGGTGCGCGTGCGTGATCGCTGGAACACGGACGACGAAAAAACCGAAATCACCATCCTCAAGAGCTTGGTGGCGGACATCAAAGCCATCGCAGGAGAGAAGCCATGAGCACCACCCGCCGCAACATTCTGGCAGCAATCCCCGCGTGTGGTCTTGCCGCGATTGTCCCGGCCGCCGCCTCGCTGCCGCCGGTTGATGAAGAGCTTTTCCGTCTCCGTGACGAGTTCCTGCGCAATACTGCCAATCTCGATCGGCTCAATCATGAATTCTGGCTGAGCGAGGTTGCCTACCGCGAGGAGTTGGCACGGCTTGGGAAGACATTGTCGGACGATCTCGCGGACGGCTTCCCCATCGCCGAGCGCATGGGCGCCCACTCCAATGAAGAGTGCGATGCGGCAGGTGGCCGAGAAATTGAACTAGTTGAAGCTATCATGCGAACCCCGGCGCAGTCGCTGGCCGGCTTGGCGGTGAAGGCCGAGGCGCTTCGCATAGCGGGGCTCCGGCGCGACGAGGCAATCTGGAGAGAAGACGAGCTTATCGAAATGGATTGGGCCGACGAGATGGCCGCCAGGTTCGTCATGGACGTCGAGCGGCTGGGGAGGGCTGCGGCATGAGCGCACCCGCAAACGACTTCAATGACGTCGAAAGCGAGATTGGGCACCTGGCGGCGTTGATCGGTACGATTACCGATATTGTGTTCGAGATGCCCGGCTCCGACGCGACGATGCATAGGGTCGGTAGCCTGTTGTGGATCGCCCGCGACCTGTCCGAGCGCCTCGTCGAAACGACCACGGTCTGCAATGCACCGATGCGGATGGCGGGAGGGCAGCGCTCATGAGGCTGCTTCGCGTCTCCCATACGGCATACCTTCGCGGGCCACGGCCGGCGAGGGCTCCAATGACGACAGCCGAGCTTTTCCTTCTGGCTTCCATCCTGGGTGTCGGCATCGCCGGCATCTGGATCGGCTTTGTATGGAGGGCAGCGCAGTGAAAACTGCTCGATCCACCATTCCGCCGCCTGTCGGCGTCGAGCCTGCACTAGCACGGCTCGTAGAGGTACTTGCGCGGCAAGCTGCTCGCGATGATTATGCCAGGCAGATGGGAGGCAATGACGATGAAGCGCGCGGCCATCTACGCCAGATACTCGAGCGACCTGCAAACTGACAGGTCGATCGAGGACCAGGTATCGCTTTGCAGCGACTTTGCCGCAAAGCAGGGCCTGGCCATCGTCGCTGAGTTTGACGACCGTGCTCGCTCCGGCGCCTCGATAATGGGACGTGACGGCGTTCTTGCAATGATGGACGCTGCGCGTGACGGCAAGTTCGATGTCCTTGTCGTCGAGGCACTCGACCGGCTGTCACGCGATCAGGAGGACCTAGCCGGGATCTACAAGCGCTTGACGCACATCGGCGTCGAGATCCGTGCCGTGCATGATGGCAAGGCCGATATCGTGCAGGTTGGCATTCGGGGATTGGTCGGCGCTCTATACCTACAGGACCTGGCGCACAAAGTCCGACGCGGCATGGCTGGCGTCGTGCGTGACGGGCGGAACGCTGGTGGCAAGGCCTACGGTTACGCGCCCGTGCCGGGGAAACCCGGTGAATTGGTCATTGTGGAAGAAGAGGCGGAAGTCGTGCGGAGGATTTTCGCGGACTATGCCGCCGGGAAATCGCCGCGGGAAATTGCTGGCGATCTAAACGCCGAAAACGTCGCACCGCCACGCGGCGCCTTTTGGCAGGCATCAACCATCAATGGGAACCGCAAGCGTGCCAACGGCATGCTGCAGAATCCGATCTATGACGGGCGAATTGTCTGGAACCGTGTTCGCATGGTCAAAGACCCCGACACCGGCAAGCGCATTTCGAGGGTAAACCCGCAATCGGAGTGGCAGGAAGAAGATGCGCCCCATCTTCGAATCGTTCTGGCTGACATATTCGCCCAGGTGAACGGTCGGAAAGTGCGCGCAACCAGCGACAAGCCGATGAAGAAGAATGCGCGGATCTTGTCTGGCCTGCTGAAGTGCGGCGCCTGCGGGGCTGGCATGTCGATCAAGGACAAGATGGGCCGGGTTACGCGCATCATGTGCACGAAGGCGAAGGAAGCGAGGTCCTGCCACAACACGCGGCCATATGTGCTCGACGACATAGAGGCGACCGTCGTGGATGGGCTGCGCTCGCGCCTCGATGATCCGAAGCTGCTGGAATTCTACGTCGAGTGCTACAACGACGAGCATAAGAAGCTCTACGCAGGGCAGGGCGTGTCGCGAGAGAAGGCCCGCCAGCGCTTGGCCGCGGCCGAGAGGGAATATCAACGAATCCTGCAACTTGCGATCAAAGGCGTCATCAGCGAGGAAGAAGCAGCCGAACAGCTCCCCCCCCTGCGCGAAGAAAAGAAGAGGCTGACGGACGAACTCGCTGTGATCCCCGAGCCGCCAAAGGTGGTAACTCTCAAGCCAGCGCTTGTTGCCAGGTACCTTCGTAGCTTGGAAGAGCTAGACGCGGCCGTCAAATCGGGCGGGATGCTGTCGCTCGATGTTCGACGCTGCGTTCGTGACTTGGTGACTTCTGTCACCGTGTTTCCATCAAGTGCCGGAGAAAGGCCGGTGTTGAAGGTGGATGGCTACCTATCGAGCCTTGTTGATGAAGGCTTGTCCCACCGCTTTGCAGTTCGGGGGGGGACGATGGTAGCGGAGGAGGGATTTGAACCCCCGACACAAGGATTATGATGCCCATGGCCCTTTCTGAAAAGAAAGGGCTTTCTTCCTTTGTGTGCCGTTTATGTGCCAGACAGTTTTTCCGCAAGTCTTCCGGCTCTGGCCTTCTGCCTGCGCTCCGTGTCCTCGTCCTTGAATAAGCTCCCATAGAGATCGAAGGTCATCTGGATTGAGCTATGGCCCATCTCGACCTGAACCTCCTTTGGGTTGGCTCCGTCTGCAATCAACATAGAGGCATGGAAGTGCCGGAGATCATGGAAGCGGTGCCGCGGCTCCATAATCGGCTTCCCATCCTTATCGAGTTTCACCTTGCCCTTTTCGTCCTTCTCAGGATCGCAAACGCCGGCCGCGATCTGGATCGGCTTCCAGGCCCGGTTGTAAATATTCGATAGCGACTGCGGCCGGCCTTCCTCGCTCGGGAAGACGAGCTCACTTGGAGGGCACGCCACTTTCCACTGCCGCAGCATGGCGACCAGGGCAGGGGGGATCGGGATAGAGCGTCGGCCGGCCTTGCTCTTCGGCGCACCGATGACGCCCCACTCGTCAGCCCGCTGGCGGACGTGGATGACGCCCTTACTGAGATCTATCGCATCCCATGTCAGGCCGCGCAACTCGCTGGCGCGCATACCGGTGTGGATTGCAGTGCAGAGAAGCACCCGGCGGCGACTCCAGGCTTTCGAAGTCACCAACCCGATAGGGGTTCCGTCTGGTTCGGAGAGCTCATCCAGCTTCACCAAGATTGCCTTGATGTCGGCAATGGCAGGCACCTCCGCGGCGCCATCGTCGTCGCGCGTGGCGGCCCCGATTTTTACCTTGGCGGCATGATTGGCAACCACTTTTCCACGATCGCGCATTTCACTCAGGATGCCCTTGAGGCTGGCGAGCACCTTCTTAGCCAGCGACCGCGAAAGCTTTTCAAGAAGCTCATCCCGGAAGGCCATGACGCGGGCCTGATTAAGCTGCCCCAGCTTCACCGTGCCAAGCATCGGCACGAGATATGTGTCCCGGTGATATTCGTACTGGCGAACTGTGCTGCGCTCGGCTGGCGGCCTCTCGCCGCGCCCAGCCTTCACCGCCTTGATCCAGATGTCAGCGGCGTCCTTCAGGGTGATGTCCTTGTTTGGCGCGACGTGGGTGCCGTCGCGGACCTCGACACGCACGGTTGTCTCAAAGGCAACAGCGTCAGCCTTCGTGTCGAAGCTCTTGCGCTGGCGAACGCCGTGCTGGTCAGCATAGTCGAGTTGCCAGCCCTCTCGCTTCTCTCCCTTGCTGGTTGTCCAGCGGCGCTTGCGGATGGCCACTACTTCTTGTCCTCAAAAGGATCCTCGAATGGATCGCCCTGCGGCTCCTCACCCCATGACGCGGGTCGATACTCGCGTTGGGGGCCGATAGAGCCGTCTGGGTACACGAACTTCTCTGGCCGGCCTGTCCGACCGAGCGATTCGTCTTCTATCGGATCGTATTCCTCGGACGCGAGGTCCTGCTGGTATTCGTATTCGCGTTCCTGCCATTCCTGATATTGCTGTTCGATTCTGTTTCGAGCCTTCTCATCGAGGCCAGTGACCCGACCGCTGTGAATACCCTCGATTGTTGCCTTTAGCTCTGACACAAGCTTGGCAATTCCGTCCTCGCTTGCGCCGCTCCGTTGAAGCACTCGGAGCATTTCCAACAACTCATCGATCCTGGAACCCGCAACCCAAGGCTCTGGAAACTGGCGCTCCAGAATCCGGACGATCTCCTCGTTCATGGACCGGCCCATATAGTCCGCATAGGCCTTGATCCGCTCGCGGAGGCCGGGAGGCAACCTCAAAAGGTACTGATCCGGTTTGCTTCTTGTGGCTGTCACTGACGTAATCCCTGTGAACGTATATCCATTGGATAAAATGCCCCTTGACGTCAATGATATCCATTGGATAAGAATGGGCCATTATCCACTGGATATCGCCGATAGGAGCCTGATTTAAATGGATAATGAAGAATCTCTCGATCTCGTCTGGGGTGCAGAGGCGATTGCCAAGGTGATCGCCAGGACGCCGACGCAAACCCATTATCTGCTGCGCACCGGTAAGTTGCCGGCCAAGCAGGTCGGTGAACGCTGGGTGGCTTCCCGTAGGAAGCTGGTCAGCTTCTTCTTGGAGGACGCGGCTTGAGCATGGCTGCACCACACCTCGGCGCGATCCCCGATACCTTCGATCCGCAGCGCCGTAGCGAGGTTGTGCCTGACGCCGCCAGATCCGGAAAACACCGGACGTTTGACGTCCAGCCGTCTCGCAACTGGCTGTGGCCTACGACGCGCCCGGAGCAACGAAAGGCGTTCCGGGCATGGCAGTTCATCGCAAACCAGATCATCGACGATGCTGGTTACAGCTTCCAGACGATCAGCACCTTCGAACAATTCCTGTTTTGGAAGAAGGGCGAGATTTACGCCACAGACGAGCAGTTTGCTGAGGCGGCCGGAAGGTGCTCAACCAGGAAGGTCCGTCGTCAGATCGCCGCATATCGGAACATGGGGGTCATTTCGGTCGGACTTGGTTGGCGCCGGCCGAACGGCGGCAACTTCAAGAGAACGCGAACCATTCGGTTGGCTGTGCCAGCTGTGTTCGACCCCAGGATCGGGATTGAGCCAAGCGACTTTGATGCGGACAACAGTGGTCCGGATGGAGACTGCGAATGACCGGCATTCATGCGGACAACCGTGGTCCTATCACCATTGAAATCATAAGAGCCCCAACCGTCGCGGTTTTTCCGTTGGAATTCCGGATTGGCGAGGTCCGCGAGGCGGCAAAAGAGCTCGACTCGCGCAATCGCTACCTTGGGCAGCAATGGTGGGCCGCGCATATCAAGCAGCTGCGTAAGTCGCTTCGCGACCTCGGCCTCTCTTCCCATCAGATAGATCACGAAATCCAGCGCTACGGTTCCGCCGTCAGTCGCTCCCTCAATCTTCACAAGCAATATGGCTCAACGCCGGATGGTGCAGCATGAACACTGAAATCATGATGACCGGCCGCGTAGCGGTCGGCATGGGTCGAGGGACTAAGTCCCTCGTGGGGTGCAGGGGCGAAGCCCCGCATCATCGTAGAGTTCTACATCCGCGTGCGCGGGGTGCCGCATGACCGCGCTCATCCCCATCGAGGCCGGTCAGTACGTGCTGACCTACATTGAACATTTTTACCAAGGCCACATGGACCGCGACATGGCAGGCGCCCTTGGGCACCTCGTCTATGGCGGGTCTGGCTGGGACTGCCTGCGCAAGGCCGAAGACCAGTTCGAAGTGCTGCAGGTCGAGCGCGTCATGCCAAAGACCTATCTGGTACCGGGCGGCCGGCGCTATCGAGACCTCGTGGTTGCCGCGGCCAGTACCTCCGGCGAGATGCTGGCGCTCCGCGACAAGCTCTTCGCGATCGGCTTCGCCGCAGATCGGGCGATCAGAGAGGAGAAGGCGCGTCTCATCGCCGACTTTGCCGCGAAAACCAGAGCGGATGCCCTGGCCAAAGTCCATGAGGCCTTGCCGCACATCTTCGGGAGGCAGGGATGACAAATCTTGTCACCATCAACGCAATCAAGCTGCCTGATCCCGGCGAGGTGCCGGTGCTCGACTGGCTTGACAAGGCTCTTATCGAGGCTGATCCGCTCTATCAGCGACCGCTCGACGATGGCCGTGTCGACGCAATCCTGAAAGCGTTCTCCTGGCGCTCATTCGGCGCCCTTGTCGTCGTGCCTCAGAAGGATGGCAGATTCCACGCGACGGACGGCCAGCACCGGCTTGAAGCGGCCAAGCGTCATCCCATGGTGACGTACGTTCCGGCCGTGATAGTGAAGGCCGAAGACGTCCAGTCTGAAGCCTCGATCTTCGTCGAGATCAACGCCTCGCGGAAGAACGTCAGCGCGCTCGAGTTGTTTTTTGCCAAGCTGGCAGCGGACGACGAAGACGCCGAGACCATCAGGCAGGTTTGCCAGCGCGCCGGCGTCCGCATCCCGAAATACCCATCGGCAGGGTTCAGGCCGGGCGACTGTATCGCCATCGCTGCGATCCAGTCATTGATAGGCCGCCGCGGCGCCATGCGCGCCAGGCAGTACCTCGAAATACTGGCCAAGGCGGATCTGGCGCCGATTACGGCCACGCACATCAAGGCCGCGGAATACCTGATGACCGATATGGAATTCGGTGGTGCGGTTGAGGGCGTAGACCTGACAGCGACGATCCTCGCCATGAACGGATCAGCCGAGACCGAGGCGAAGCGGTTCGCCGCTACACATGGATGCCCGGTTTGGAAGGGCTTGGCTTCAACTTGGTTCCAACGATGCCGGAAGAGGAGGAAGGCAGCATGAGTGGATTCAATTGGGCGAAGAACGATGATCGCAAGCGGATGGCGCGTCAGGGCGTCGAAGACAAAGCCGGCCTTTCCAAGGACGAGCTTCGCCGGCAGGCCGACAGGCTTCTTGCCGGATACACCGGGCCTGTGACGAAGGTTGCGCCGGGCTCACGTGTGATCGGATCACATGTATCGGCGGATCGCCCGCAGATGCAGTTCACTGGTAACAAATCCAGTGAGAGGTCGGCCGCCACCAAGAAACCTTGGAAACCTAAAGGGAGCAGGATGCAAAACGATCTTTTCGGCACCGTCCAGAAGAGCGCGCGGAACCCGGCATCTTTCGACCGGACTATCCCGTCCGGCCTCGTGATCTACGCCGACGGTGCTTGTCACCCCAATCCCGGCGTCGGCGGTTGGGGCTTCGTCGTCTATCGCGACGGCATAGAGATCCATTCCGACCACGGCGGCGATCTTTCCGCTACCAACCAAACCATGGAACTCACGGCGGCTCTGATGGCGCTGCGCTGGTTTGCCGAGCGCGGCATCGTCGAGCCGGTGCGGCTGTTTTCGGATAGCCAGTATACTGTCAATGGTTGCAACGATTGGCGGCACGGCTGGAAGGCGAAAGGCTGGAAACGTGGAGGTCCGAAGGCGAAACCCGAGAACGCCGCGATTGCCAACCTGGAGTTATGGCAGGCACTCGACGAGGCGCTGACTGCCGTCCCGATCAAGCTCGAGTGGTGCAAGGGACATGCCGGGATTATTGGCAATGAACGGGCCGACGAACTCTCCGAGCTTGGCAGGGATAGCGTGCTGGCTCCGGCGGAACCTAGCCTGATCGAAAAGCAGCTTGCCTACGCCTACTGATGCCACTGGCCGTCGACGGGTCGAAGTTTCCGGCAAATGCCATTTGCATGACCGAAGGGGGTGTTGCCATTACCCCCTGAAATCAGGCATTTTATTGGTACGATCGGCGCATCGCATGAACCGGCCAGCCGTGGGATCTCAGGAAGAAATCAGCAGCATCGGCGTAGGGTGGCGGAATGCCGCCGGGGCGTTGTTACCGAAGGTGTTGCGCGCCTAACCCTTAAAAATGCCAAATCGTTACAAGGCCTTGGCTGATCGCCGGTGGTGCCAAGGTCGCCAGTTTCGGGTATAGATTTGGATATGATGGCCACGGTCACGCGCCAGAGGCCGGAAGTGGTTCGGAGCACCGTCTAGAATTACGATGACGGTACTCTGATGGGGTTGCCCGAGACCCCCGAAACAAGGCATCTTATTGGCAGCATCGGAGACGTGTGGCGGGGCGATCCCTGCCACCAGAAACGGCCAACTGCCCAGAGATGCGTCAGCGCATAACGGAAACAGCCTTCTGAGGGTGTTGCCTGTTACCCGGGAAATCGGCGATATTTCAGCCAGCATCAGAGACGTATGGCCCTGTAGGCGACGGCCGCCGAAGATAGCCGCGGTCGGCTAAGCGTGTCGCAAAGTCCTTGTGAGAGACTGGCCCGAGAGGGTCCGACTAGGGCAGTAATCAGAGGTCCTGACCAACGTTCGTCAACGAAACAGGAATGCCTCTTCGTAAAGAGTTGGCGACGGTGCAAACCTCCCACGCCTTTTTAATGAGGTCTGATGGGTCGCCGCCATCCGACATCTCAAGATGAACCTCTACATCGGCTTTAGTCGCGATGAGAGGTGATCCCTCCAAGTTGACGGTAACCCGAACAGATATCTCGCCGATCTCGTGGCCGAGGTTGTGAGCGACATACCGAAGGTCATTGCAGTAGCACCCGCCGATAGCCAAACCGAGCAGTTGGGCGCCGTTAAAGCCCAAATCCTTTCCGCCCGCTTTGCCCTCGGGGCGATCAACAACGACTGTATGACTGCCTGCCCATCCCAACGCGGCTTCAGTCCCAGCAATGTTTCGAAATTCAACCGTAGCGACGACCACCCGACCCTCCCAAGGTTATGCTATGCCTGCTCTGAGCAATGTCCGACATGAGAGCTTCGCCCAAGCTCTTGCGGCGGGCAAGAATGTGGACGAGGCCTACGAGACGTCAGCGACGCTGCGCGGAAGGTTGGGCGAAGTTAATCGTCTCCCGAACCGCTAACAAGAAACTGGATGTCATTCGGACCGCGGCTTTTGAAGCCGAATATGTGCTGAATACCCCCGTGGTCGCACACACTGAGGTGCACGTTTGCGTCATCGGGATACGCTGCAATCGCGTCGCGGATATCCCCGACACTGATCGTCCCGGTCGTGCTCGAAATATACTGTCCGTTCCAGCGATGACGATGGCTGTAGTTGATGTCGGCCATTGTTCCCCTCCAGCAAGACGTTCACTTGAAAGTAAATCGCCAGCGGCGCCCATTGGCAAGCGGCCGGATTACCGTCGACGGCAAGCAGAGCAAAACGCAGCTTCGCGGTGATCCGCGCTAATGCCAACCGGCTGCCCAGGTAGCACGAGCCACCAAGAGCGTCGGTTGCGGTCAATCGTTTCGCTGCTCGCGATCGCGATGTTCTTCGATGTCCTCTGGCTCTTGCTGATCGATACGGGTGATATTGTCTGCCTTTCTGTCTGAGCGAAGGAGCTCATCAAGCTTGGCGTGCAGGGCTTGGGTATCGCGATGTTCGGCGCGTTGGATGACGAGCGTCATCGCCCACGTCGCCAAGGTGGCAATGCCGTGCCACTCCAGAGTTGACCTATCGAATATCAACCACAGCGCGGTATAAGCGATCAGCACAAGAAATGCCGATGGGCGAGAAGCCATCGTTCCCAGTGACGTCAGTACGCGGCTGATATCCATTCACCAGAACAAATTCCCAAAGTGAAGGTTCCTTGGCCGCTAGCCCGGAGGCTCACCAGACTCTCTCGTCGCGAACAGTGGTGCGCTCGGCAGGGGTTGAACCTGCAACCTGCGGATTCGAAGTCCGATGCTCTATCCAATTGAGCTACGAGCGCACGTTATACTAATGGAACATGCCGTCCAAATGTGACCTGCAATTAGATCAGTCACGCCGGCATCGGCTTCCGCCTCAAGGCAATAGCTGATCCAGCGAGAGGAAGCGAGAGGCTACACGATCGGCTCGGACGTCGATCGGCCGGTAGATCCGCGGCATCCGTGGAACCGACCGTGAACTACACACCGTTGTCACGAGGCTCTTCCATTTGGCCAACCATTTGAGCCAGTTCGGAGTACGACGGTATATCCGCCTCCGGCTGACATTGATTGGCCAGTTGCAGCAGTCTGATAGGGAAGCAGAAAGCATTGCGGTTTGAAGGCGATATGTCGTCAGGCCGTTCTGTCACCGCTACGCTTGCCTCAGCCTTCCGCAAGGCCACGTCTATTTCCTGCGGTGAGAGCACGCCCTTCCGAACTAGGACGAGATTGATTGATGCGATGGCCATCAGCAGGCCTTCGAATTGCAAGTTGGCGGCGTTCATTGATTTGCTCCCAATTGGTGGTCACCAACGCGCGAACGCCGTAACTGATCCGGACGGCAGGGGGCAGGTCGAAAGTTAAAGGCCGACCGGCCGGAGACCCCGCCCCCCGTCGCGGGTCCTTCCTGGGTCAAAATGCACTGCGGGGACGGCGGCAGCGCGGACGTTTTTGGTATTTGGGTTGCTGACCTACTTGCTGTTTTGGTTGTTGTTGTTTTCCCGGGGCGTGTGACCTCCAGCTGCGGCGTTGAAAAATCGGCAAAGCATGGATCAACTCACGCAATCAGACATCGAAGCGTTGGTGAAGCAGTATCCGCTGCCCGATGGCGTGGACGACTGCGTCATGACCCGCGAGGAACTGGCCGACGCGCTTGTCGTCTCGACAAACACGGTGACGGCCTGGCTCGGCGATGGGATGCCGGTGCAGCAAGTCGGCTCGCAGGGCCGCCCCTATGAATTGCGGCTTTCTCACTGCTGGGCGTGGCGGCAGGCCAAAAGGCGCGAGGAGGATCTTCGCAGCGAGACGGTAAAGCGGGCGCAGGCAGCGCTGCGGCTTGCGATCGTCGGCGGTGACCCCGACTCTGTCGAGGCGCTCGACCCAAAGACACGCCGCGAGATCATCGCCGCGCAGCGCGAGCAAGAGGCGTTCCAGCGGGATCGCAACGAACTGATGCGCCGCGACGACGTGCGGAAGATGCTGGACGAACTCTTCGCCATGGTGCGCGACGTGATGGAATCGGCGCCTGACCAAGTCGAGCGCGTTACCGCCATTCCGCCCAAGGCGGCCGATGACCTGGTGAAGGTGTGCGACGGCCTCGTCGAGGAATTCGCACGCCGGGTCGACGCCTTCTGGCAAGCAAGGCCTGAAGGGGTAAGCCGTCTGAATTCGGAAAAGCTCGATGCGTAATGAGGTCTGGGCGCGGTTCCTGCCGCCGGTCGCGCCTCCGGACTTTGCGCAGGTCGGAGATGTCATTCGCGAGGCGCGGCCATCACTGAGCCCGCAAAAGCGGGTGAGCGTGCCGGAGTGGGCAAAGGAAGAGCGGCGGATTGCGCTGCCGACCTTTCGGGGCAAGTGGTCTCCCGACTTCGCGCCTTACATGAACGAGCCGGCGCGCATGTTCACCTCGCGCAAGTATGGTGCGGTGGTGTTCTGCGGGCCATCACGATCGGCGAAGTCGGAAAGCCTGATCCTAAACCCCGTCGGGCACGCGATCGCATGCAAGCCTCGCGACACTCTGGTGGTCTGCCAGACGCAGGATTCAGCGAAGCAGTTCTCGCAGCGCAAGCTGGCGCCGATGCTGCGGGCCAATTCAGAGTTGGCGGAACGCCAAATGAGAGGGCGCGGGGCCGACAACATTCATGAGAAGCAGTTTCAAGGCGGAATGAACCTGCAGATCCGCTGGCCGGTGATCGGCTACTTCTCGCAGAACGAATATTTCACCGTCCTCCTGACCGACTACGACCGCTTCCCGGAGGATATCGACGGCGAAGGGTCGGGCTTCTTCCTAGCCAGGAAGCGCACTCAGCACGCCGGCTCTCTCGGGATGACGGTGTGCGAGGGCTCGCCTGGTCGAGTGATCGAGCGTGACGACTGGGAACCGGCGACGCTGCACGAGGCGCCACCGTGTTCCGGCATCCTGTCGGAGTTCAACCAGGGCACGCGCGGGAAGGTCTATTGGGACTGCCCGCACTGCCGGACAGCGTTCCAGCCGCTTTTCGCATCCCTCCACTGGGAGACGAAGGGTAGCGCCGGCGAGAGCGCCAAGACTACCTTCATGGCTTGCCCGCATGGGTGCGTGATCGGGCCTGACCGCAAGCGCGACATGAACGCGGCCGGCGTCTGGTTGCATGAGACAAACGACGGCCAAAGCCTCGTCGAGATCGACGACCCAGCGGTGCGCGATACGGATGTCGCGTCCTATTGGTGCGAGGGACCGGTGGCGGCGATGCAGAGTTGGGAACAACTCGTGCTTCGCTACCTGCAGGCCAAGGCCGCCTTCGACGAGCGGGGCGACGAGAAGGCGTTAAAGGCGACCGTCACCCTGGACCAGGGGCGCCCGCATCAGCCGATGGTTCGCCTGGTCGGCGATGCGCTGGCAGTCGAGACGTTGAAGGCGCTGGCGCAGCGCTTCCCGATGCGCGTCATTCCCGAGGCCGCTCGGTTCACGACGATCCAGGTCGACGTGCAGGGCGGACGTTTCGTGGTTTCTGCCGAGGCAGTGGGCGAAGGTCTCGAGCGTTGGCTGATCGACCGGTTCGACATCATCGAGCCGCCGGCAACGGCACCGGGAGCGGAACCCGGCCCGGATGGAAAGCCGCGGCGCGCGCTCGATCCGGGCCGCTATGTGGAGGATTGGGCGGTTCTCGAACCGCTCTTTGATCTCGCCTATCCGGTGGCAGGGACGGGTTTCTCGCTGCTGCCGCGGGCGGTGATCATCGACTCGGGCGGTGCGGCCGGTGTGACGGCCAACGCCTACAAGTTTCTGCGCGCCATGCGAAAGCGCGGCTATGGGCAAAGGCTCTATCTGGCCAAGGGACGCGGCGGGCTCAACCGGGAGCGGGCAGTTTACCAGGCGCCGGAAAAGGTGCTCGGGACGAGCAAGCGGCGGAAAACCGACATTCGCCTCGTCATGGTCGGAACCGACCCACTCAAGGATGAGGTGGCCCTGGCGCTGACGCGCAAAGAACCTGGGCCGAACGCCTATCACCTGCCGGACGGCCTATCCGATGCCGCCTTCGCAGAATTCTGCGCGGAGCTCAGGACAGACACAGGCTGGGACCCGAAAAAGCAGGGCATCCGAAATGAATCGCTCGACCTGGCCGTCTACGCCAGAGCGCTGGCGATCGTGCTCAAGGCCGAGAAGATCGACTGGGGGAACCCGCCACCGTGGGCGGGGCCGATCGAAAAGAACCCCTACGCGGTAAAGATCGTCAGCGCACCCGGGCCGGACGCGCCCCCGAAAGTGGAAAAGGCCGCTCCACGGCAAATGCGTCGCCAACGACGCAGCGGCGGATGGTTGAGGTAGATCGATGGCATATTCACAGGCGCAGATCGACGCGCTGAAGGCGGCAATGGCGTCTGGCGTGCTCACCGTTCGACACGGCGAAACGACCACCACCTTTCGCTCGCTCGCTGAAATGCAGAAGCAGCTTGCTGACATGGAGGCCGACGTCTCTGCCTCACCGACGCGGCCACGCCGCACTGTCGCCGGCTTCAGTAACGGGTGCTGACCATGGGCTTTCTCTCACGTCTCGGCGACTTCATCACCCCCGGCCGCGCGCTCAAGGGCGAGGCGATCCGCCAAGCCCGCATGGTCTACGATGGTGCTTCCCGCAGCCGTCGCACGCAGGGCTGGCGCTCCGTCTCGACCGATGCGAACACGGAAGTCCTAGGCGCCGCGAGCCGGCTGCGCGATGTCGCCCGTGACATGGTTCGCAACGTGCCACTGGCCGCGCGGGCCAAGCACTTGATCGCCCACAACGTCGTCGGCACAGGGATCATCCCGACAATCGAGTGTGATGACGAACAGCTAAAGGGGCAGCTCGAGGATCTGCTGAAGCAGCATTTCGACACCACAGCCTGCGATGCCTATGGCCGACATGATCTCTACGGCCAGCAGAACGTTGTCATGGGGACCGTGCCGGAATCCGGCGAGGCCCTGATCCGATACAGACCGCGCTATGCATCTGATGGGCTGCCACTGCCGTTCCAGCTTCAGGTGATGGAGCCGGACTATCTCGACTCTTCTGTCAACGGACCACAGGCCAACGGCAACTACGCGGTGCAGGGCATCGAATTCAACCCCTTCGGCAAGATCGAAGCCTATCACCTGTTTCCTGAGCATCCTGGCTCGATGGCGACGTACTCGCTGCAGGTCAGCAAGCCGGTTCCGGCCGAATTCATCGCCCATGTCTTTTACACCCAGAGGCCAGGCCAAGCCCGTGGCATCTCGTGGTTCGCTCCAGTCATCCTGCGCATGCGCGACAGAGCGGACTTCGCCGACGCCCATCTCATGCGGCAGAAAATAGCGGCCTGCTTCGTGGCCTTCATCAAGTCGTCAGAAGGCTCTGGCGTAAAGGATGAAGGCAAGGACTATCCCGTCGAGTCGTTCGAGCCTGGCATGATCGAGCGGCTGAACGACGACGAGGAAGTCACCTTCGGCACCCCTCCGAAGGTCGATGACTACGCCGACTACATCAAGGGTCAGGATCGCGAGATCGCGGCCGGGCTCGGCATTTCGTATGAATCGTTTTCCGGCGACCTGTCCAACGTGAATTTCTCTTCCGGGCGCATGGGCTGGCTGGTCGAGCAGCGCAACATAGACGCGTGGCGCAACTTCATGCTGCTGCCGCAGATGATGCAGCCGGTCGGCAAGTGGTTTCTCGATGCGGCTGCCATCAAACTCGGTCGGTCGATCTCGGCCAAGGTCCTATGGACCCCACCGCGCCGCGAGATGATCAATCCGCGGGAAGAGGTGGCGGCATCCCGCGACGCGATCCGCACCGGGCTTTCTTCGCGTTCGAATGAGCAGCGCAAGCTCGGCTTCGACCCCGCCGATCTTGATGAGGAAATCGCCGCCGACAACACCCGGGCGGACGATCTCGGCCTGATCTTCGACAGTGATCCGCGCAAGGTCACGAGCGTGGGCAACCCAGCACCGCAGCAACAGCCGCAGAACTAGCTAGTCTCAACGAAAGGAAACACAATGACGCACCGACTTCTCGTCGGCGGCGAGGTCGTGCTTTACGGCAACGTCGGCGACATATGGGGTGATGGCACGGGGTTCACGGACCGCGATGTCATCGATGCCCTGGCCGAGGTGGGCCCTGGCGACGTGAGTGTCCGGGTCAATTCCGGCGGTGGCTATGTCAGTCACGGCGTGGCCATCTACAACGCGCTCGTTGCCCACCCCGGCAAAGTGACCGTTTCGGTGGATGCCATCGCGGCCTCCTCGGCTTCCGTCATCGCCATGGCCGGCGACAGCATCGTCATGCGCACCGGCGCCCTGCTGATGATCCACGATCCATCCGGCATCACCATCGGCAACGCCGAAGCCCACCGCTCCAACGCCGGCATTCTCGACAAGACGGCAGACGTCATCGCCGGCATCTACGCCAAGCGTACCGGCGCGAACATCGACGCCATGCGCGAACTCATGAAGACCGAGACCTGGCTGACTGCCGATGAAGCGGTCGCCCAGGGCTTCGCGACCGCAACCGACGATACGGCGGCCGAAGCGGTCGCTGCCTTCGACTACAGCATCTACGCCGGCCTTCCGTCGTCGATACCGCAGGAGGCGCACCGCGCTCGCCCTGCTTCCCCCGTGGCCAATGCCACTTCTCGAAAGGAGCCTATCATGGCACAGACTGCACCCGTGACGGCCACGGTAACCCCGGCCGCGCCCGTCGCCAATCATGCCGACGAAATCTTCGCCCGCTGCGAAGTCGCCAATCTCACCATGGCCGAGACCTCGGCGGTGATGAAGGCCGCCGCTGGCGACCTGGAGAAGGGCAAGGACGGCATCATCAACGCGCTTGCCGCTCGCGACAAGCAGCCGGAAATCCGCCCGGTCGCCACTGTCACCGCCGATGCCCGCGACCGCTTCAAGGAAGGCGTGTCGAAGTCCCTGATGGCCAAGGCTGGTCTGGAGGGCGGCGAGGTCAACGAGTTCTCCGCAATGTCGCTGCGCGAAGTCGCTCGCGAATCCCTCGTCCGCAACAACGTCAATATGACGACGTTCCGTGATCCCATGGCCATGGTGGGCGCTGCATTCACCATGCAGCACTCGACCAGCGACTTCGTCGAGGTGCTCGCGAACGTCGCCAACAAATCCATGCTCAAGGGCTACCTCGAGGCCGAGGAGACCTTCGAAGCCTGGACCGCGAAGGGCGTGCTGTCGGACTTCAAGCCGACCAAGCGCGTCGACCTGAACCTCTTCCCGGCGCTGTCGGAAGTTCCGGAAGGTGGCGAGTACTCCTATGGGACCATCGGCGACCGCGGCGAGACGATCCAGCTTGCCACTTACGGCAAGATGTTCTCCATCACCCGACAGGCAATCATCAATGATGACCTGTCGTCCTTCACGCGCATTCCCTCGCGCATGGGCCGCGCTGCGCGCCGCACCATCGGCAATCTGGTCTACGCGCAGATCACCGGCAACGTGGTTATGTCGGACGGCAAGCCGCTGTTCCACGATGACCACGGCAACAAGGGCACTGGCGGCGTCACGATGGCAGCGGTCGACGCGGCCCGCTCGGCGATGGCACTGCAGAAGGACCCCGACCAGAATGCCACCGGCGGCCTGAACATCCGCCCGGCGTTCATCCTGGTCCCGGTCGAACTGGAGGGCAAGGCGACGGCGCTAATGGCGGCGGAATTCGATCCGGCCGGCACGCAGAAGAACCCGAACACGGTGCGCGGCCTGGCTCAGGTCGTTTCGGAGGCACGCCTTTCGCAGAGCTCCAAGGCGAAGTGGTATCTCGCAGCCAATCCGAACGCGCAGGATACGATAGAGGTGGCCTATCTCAACGGCAACTCCTCACCCGTGCTTGAGCAGCGTGATGGCTGGAGTGTCGACGGCGCCGAGTTCAAGGTCCGCATCGATGCCGGCGTCAAGGCGCTCGACTTCCGCGGCCTGTCCGAGTCGAGCGGCTCCTGATGAGTGCGGACGGGCCACGCGCCCGTCCATCCACCCACCCGATTTCAAATCCTCGAAAGGAGGCCTGCTATGGCCAAGAACTACGTTAAGCCGGGCGATACGATCCCGTTTACCAACCAGGCCGCAACCGGTGCTGCGGATATCAAGTCCGGCTCCGGTGTTCTCGTCGGCTCCATCTTCGGCGTGGCCAAGACCGATATTGCCGTTGGCGCCAAGGGCGAACTCGATCTCGTCGGTGTCTGGAATCTGCCCAAGGTATCGGCGCAGGCCTGGGCCTTCGGCGAGAAAATCTATTGGGCGACTGCCACGGCGAACTGCACCACGACCGCCAGCGGCAACAAGCTGATCGGCGTTGCGTACGCTTCTGCGGCCAATCCGTCCGCAGTCGGCAAGGTCAGGCTCAACGGCATCTCGATCTGATGCCCGACCCGATGCTCGACTGGAGCGGCGAGACGGTCGTCATCCTGGCCGGCGGCCCGTCGGTTCTGGATCTCGACCTCTCGCTTCTCCTCGGGCACCGGGTCATCGCCATCAACTCGGCGTGGAAGCTCTATCCCCTCGCCGATGTTCTCTTCTTCGCCGATGGTCGCTGGTATGACCGGTTCAAGCCGATGGGCTTCTCCGGCCTCTGCGTGACCACTGGCAGCGTCTCGGACCCTGCAGTGGTGCATCTGGCCAAAGTGGCGCCGACGCGTCTGGCGACTCTGCGGGGCGAGCTTGCCCTGAACCGCTCCAGCGTCACCGGAGCAATTAATCTGGCCGTCCACTTCGGAGCGGGAAAGATCGTCCTGCTTGGCGTCGATGGCAAGTTCGTCGACGGGCGCCGACACGGCCACGATGACGAATACCCATGGCATTACGTGGCGCGGAGCTACGAGGATCAAACGGCCGAGTTCCGACAGGTCGCGCCGTCCATCCCGGTGCCGGTGATCAACTGCAGCCCGGTCAGCAATCTCAAGGTATGGCCGCGCATGTCGCTGGCCGAGGCGCTCAAGATCGAACCGGCGTAGGCGAGGTAAGTAATGGACTGGCAAGCGCTTCTGTATGGCCCGAACTATGCCGTCTTTGGGGTGCCGGCGACGCTAATCATCGAGGACGGTCCTACACTCACGTTGACGGTGATCGACAAGACGACCGGCGTCGAGGTTGGTGGATCAGTCGATGTCCAAACGGTCCTCCCGGCGGCCACGGTGCGCGCGACCGAACTGGCGAGCATCGATCTCGCCGACCTGGAAGACGCGAAGCTGACGTTCAACGGCAAGACCTGGCGTGTGGACAGTCACCTGCCGAAGCCGTCCCCAAAGGGCGAGGCCGACGGCGAAATCTATCTGTTCCTCTCGGAGAAATAACGATGGATCATCGCGAGGCGATCCTTGCCCGGCTCGTGGAAATCGCGGCCGGCGTCGAAGGTGTGATCAAGGCGTACCGCAACAAGTCCGACGTGCCGGAGAGGCAGAGGCCGGCAATCGTCATTTGGGACGCCGATGAACAGGCAGACGATGGCGATCCCACCAAGCGACCGACGAACGCGCCGCGCCGCATCCACATGAGCCCGGAAATTTACATCCTGCTGTCCGGATCACCGGAAGGCGTCGGCACCTTGATCAACCAGATCCGGGCGCGGTTCGTTCGTGCAGTGTTCAGCGACGCGTCCTTGAAAGATATGACGTTCAACGGCGAAGGCATCCGATACGAGGGCTGCGCCACAGGTCTCGCGCGCGGGCGCTCGATGGAGGGCGAGATGGGGGTGAGCATCAGCTTCACCTACCGGATGTGGCCCGACAAACTCTGAAGCATCCCCCTCACCATTCACCCCGAACCCCGCCAAGCGGGCTTTTCCTATTGGAGACATCCCAATGCCAGTTTCCCCCAATACGCTGAACTACTTCCAGGGCACCGGCCTCCTTGAGTGGACGCCGAAAGGCGGCGCCAAGCGCGACCTCGGCAACATCGTCGAGTGCGAGTTGACGCCAACGGTGGGCACGAAGAGAGAGCACAAGTCGTCGCGCAATGGCTCGAAAAAGACGGACAAGGTCCAGTACGACGACAAGTCCGTCACCATCCGCATCGTTCTCGATGAAATCACCGCCGAGAACCTGGGAATGATGATGATGTCGGACGTCGATGAGTCGACGGAAGGCAAGGTCATTCGCATCATGTCGAAGTCGATCATCGAAGGGGCGCTCACCTTCACCGGCACCAATGACGTCGGCAACAAGGTGCATGGTGACTTCCCGAACGTCTCATTCGGCCCCACCGGCTCCTTCAGCCCGATCTCTGGGGATGATTGGGGCCAGATCGAGATCACCGGCGACCTGCTGGCGACCGAGTACACCGACGGCACGTCCGACTTCGGCCGGATGACCATCGTGGATGCGGAGGAGTAATCCATGGCGGGTTTGCTTGATATCGCACCGGTTGCGGAGACCGTTACCGCTCTGGGCGAGAAGGTCGAAGTCTATGGCGTTTCCGCCAAGGGCGTCGCCGTGCTGCTTTCGCGCTTCCCCGAGTTGCGCATGCTGATAACGGGCAAGTCGGTCGACGTCGATCGGCTCATGGAAATGGGCGGCGATGCCGTTTCCGCGATCATCGCCGCCGGCTGCGGCTATCCAGGAAGTGAGCAGGCCGAGGCGATGGCAGATCGCATCGCCGTCGACGAGCAGGCCGATCTGCTGGCAGCGATCCTGAGGCTGACACTCCCAAAAGGCATGGGCCCCTTCGTCGAGAAGCTGACGGCGCTGGGGGCGGTTCTGGGCGCCGAGGGCGGAGCATCGCCAAAGGCGCGGGTTACGAAATCGCAGAAGCGATAGACACGCTCATCGCGGCCGGCCACCCGCCGGCTGCGGTGTGGGGTTACACCCCAAAACAGATTGCCGGCTTCCTGTTGTTTGCCGGCAAGCGGCGCAACCGCGAGAATGCGGAGCAGCTATCCATCGGCGCCTTGGCCGCGCGTGGCGATCCTCGCGAGGTCCAAAGGATCATCAAGATCTCCGAGAAGGACTAGGCTCGGCCATGGCGCGCGTCCGATACATCTATACGCCGGATGAGTTGCGCGCGGCTCTGATCGAGATCGATCGCCCGATCGCGGTTGCCGCAAAAGGCGCGATGCTGGAGTTCGCCGACAATGTGAAGCGAGAGGCTCGGGCAGACATTGCCCGGGCCGGCTTCGGCAAGCGGTGGCAAAACGCTTTCCGCGTTGATGTTTATCCGCAGGGCAGCAAGCGGGTTTCAAGCAAAGCTGCGGCACTGATCTATCACAAGATTCCGTACGCCGATGTTTTCGAGGCTGGCGCGACGATCCGCGGCAAGTCGAAACTCTGGATTCCACTCTCTTCGACCCCGAAGAAAGTCGGCTCCAAGCGCATGACGCCTAAGCTCTACACGCAGGCGTTCGGCCCGCTGGTGACCATGAACATCCGAGGAAAGACATTCCTCGGCGGGAAGGTATCGCTTTCCAAGGCCCAGGCGAAGAGTGGTCAGGTCGGCAAGGTCACGACAGCACGGCTCCGGAAGGGCGGACAGAAAAGCAATTCCGGAGCGACTCCGACGCGCACCGTGCCGCTGTTCATCGGTGTCGACAGCGTGAGCATCAAGAAGCGCTTCTCCATTCGCCAGATCACCGGCAGGGCGGCCGGACGCCTGGCCGAGCTCTACGCCAAACACCTGCTCATAAAGGACTGACGCGATGTCGGGACGACAGACCATTAAGCAGCGCATCGCCTTTGAAGGCGGCGAGGCGATGAAGGCGCAGCTGCAGGCGCTGGGCGACGTCGGTGAAAAGGCGTTCAAGAAGATTGGCGCGGCCACAAAGCAGGCTGATTTCGCCAAGCTAAGCGCTTCTCTCAGCCGCGTCGGGTCTGATCTCGCCACCGTTGGCCGTCGTCTGACACTCGCCTTCGGGGCAATCACGACGTCGGCCGGTGCTGCTGGTGTGGCGATGGTCGCGCTCGCGAGGAACAGTGCGCTTACGGTCACGGAGGCTGGAAAGGCAGCGGCGTCTGCTGGCCTCCAGATAGACGCATATGGCCGCTTGGCGTTCGCCGCCGAGGCCGCCTATGTCAGCCAGAGCGATTTTCAGGCAGGCATGAACCGCCTCAACAAGGAGTTAGGGGCGGCATTAGCCGGCAACAAAGCATCCGCCGACAAGTTCAAGATGCTCGGTATCGCCATTCGCGACGCCAATGGGAAGATCCGCCCGACAGAGGCGATTGTGCGGGATCTCGCGAGGGCCTTCGCGCGGATGCCGGACAGCGCCAGGAAGAGCGCCTTGGCGATGGAATTCTTCGGGAAGTCGGGCGCCAGCTTGATCCCGTTCCTGAACCAGGGCGCGGATGGGTTAAAGGAACTCGCCGACAAGGCCGAAAGGCTCGGCATCGTCTTCTCCCCCGACCAGCTGAAGATCGGCGATGCGCTGCGCACCGCGCTCGATGATATGGGCACCGCCGTCAAGGCCGCTCGCGTGCAGCTCGGACTGTTGTTCGCACCAGGAGTAACGCGCGCTGCCAATTCGCTACGCGACATGATCGTGAAGAACCGGCAGGCGATGCTGGATTTCGTCAGCCGCGCCGTCGAACCTGCAACCATCCTGATAAAGGATTTCGTGTCGGCCCTCACCGGCCGGGATGCCGACGTTCAAAACAAATGGATAATCGACTGGCGGGACGGGATTATCCAGTTCGGCAAGGATGCCTACAACGTTGCCAACAGCGTTGTTTTGCCCGCATTCAAGGCGATTCACGGGGCGGCCACTGGCGTCACTGAGGCGATTAACAAGCTGTTCGGCACCAATCTGACGGGCGGGCAGTTGCTTATCGGAGCCTCCCTGCTCAACCTGATTGGTGGGTTCAAACTACTCCGTTCCGGTATCATGCTGGCGGTCGAAGCTATCGCTCTGCTGGCGCGAGTTTTCTGGGCCAATCCATGGGCGTCCGTCATCGTCGGCATCGGCACCTTGATTGCGGGCTGGGCGACGCAGACAGGTGAAGCGACGCGAGCTTTGCAGGTCCACGAGGATTTGGTCGGCAAGGTCAGGGACGCTTACGACCAAGCCGGCCGCAAGGTCGCTGACATGACGCAGCAGATGAAGGATCAGGCTCTGATCCAGGCGCGTCTATCTTTGGAAGCTGCCAACAAGGGCCTCGATGCATCGATCAACGACGCGATCAATGCGATCGAACAGTTCGATGGCCTCCTGCCTCATGCAGCCGATAAGCTTTTTGAAGTGTTCAAGCAGTTCAAGAATACACGGGATGTGGAGGCGTTTCGCGAGGAGATTTCGAAACTCGGCGCGGCCAGCCCGGAGCTTGGCAAACTGGCGCAGCAGTTTCTTGATCTGACGGAGGCACCTCACAAGTTCGTTAAGGATGCAGCCGAAAGCGTCAACTGGATCAACGTAACGACCGGCGCGATCACTGACTCCCAGTTTGCCCAGCGTCAAGCTGCTCTTGGAATTGCCGGCTATGCTGGCGTGATCAAGCAGAGTGCTGACGAAATTAAGGGGGCCGGCGAAGCGGTCGCGCAGACCTCGGCCAAGGTCGAGGATCTCGGCAATACCATCACCGTCACCAAGTACGGCGCCAACGGGCCGGTCAAGCAGGTCTTCGAACTCGCCAACGGCGTTGCTCGTGCAGTCGATCAGTCAAAGGTGGCGTTGGATGACCTAAACACCAGCAGTGATGCAACGGGCCAGAAGATCAAGTCGGTCACAGATGGCGTCGCATCAGCGATCCGGTCATTGCCGGAAGAACTGCGCGGCCAGACGACGCCAGCGGAGGCTTTGACCGAAGGTCTCGACAAGGCCGGCGCCGATATCCAGCAGGTCGCGACCGAGATCACCATCGTCGCCGGTTCGGCTAAACAGGGGGTAGATGCCCTCGGCCAAAGTTGGGCGGACACGAACAAGCAGGCGGCGGATACCATCTCGGCCCTGCCGGACGGTGCCCGTGCTGCGGTGGATGGGCTGGCGACTGAGGTTGCCCGCATCCCGACCATCTTCGCGGATGTTCAGGGATCGTCGGGTCTTTCTGATGCCATCATGGAGCCGTTTCGGCAGCTTCCTGGCCAGATCGATGCAATCATGGCGGCGATCAAGGCGGCGGTGGAAGGCGGCTTCTCGGCCATCTCCAGCAACGTTCGGCAGATCGGCAGCGAGATCACGACGATGATCAATAGCATCATCGCCGCGCTTCGCCAGGCAGCCGCACAGGCCGCGAAGCTCCGCTCATCCGCCGCGTCGTCGTCTTCCTCGTCATCGCGCTCCGGTGGCAAGGGCTTTTCCCTCGGTGGCCGGGTGTGGGGGGCTGGCACGTCGACAAGCGACAGCATTCCTGCCTGGCTATCGAACGGCGAGTTCGTGGCGCGGGAAAGGGCGGTGTCCTTCTATGGTCCCGGCCTATTCCATGCCCTGAATAACCTGCAGCTCCCGAGGGACTTTCTCGACAAGATTAAGGGCTTCAACCTCGGCGGGCTGGTCAATGGCATCAGGTCGCGCCTGTCGAGCTTCAACATTCCGCAGTTTGCCAATGGTGGGCTCGTCAACGCCGCGCTTGCACCTGTCGCTGCCGCCTCGGGCCGTCCTGTTGTGCTGCAATTGCCCGGCGGACAGATGATCGCCGGATTTACCGGAACGGAAGATGCGATCTCGCAACTGCAGCGCCATGCTGCCGGTAAGGCGGTGACGTCCGCAGGACGCAAGCCGGGGTGGTACAAGTAATGTTCGAATCGACGCTTCTCCGGCTGTCACCCATCAGCGTGCCGCCATATTCGGCTCGGGGCATATCGCAGACGCTCGGGCCGATCGACAGCGCTTCGGCAATGCGCCGCACCGTCAACGGCAAGTTGATCGACCTGTCGTTTGCCGGCTTTCGCAAGTTCCGGTCATCCATCACCTGCACCGATCAGCAGCACCCCGCGCTCAGTGGCGTCTGGCCGGGCATGGAGCTCGTCGTCGACTGTGTGGCGGAACTGTCCTACCTCACGGCCGGCGGCGCCCCAGCGCGCCCTCTGGCGTCAACAACGGACGACGAGGCCATCCGTGTGGAAGGCGCATTCACCTTCTACCGCCCGCGCCTGGTCATGCTGGTGGCCGACTACAGCATCAGCACGGACGAATGGGGCGCCGAGGTCGGCTGGTCCCTCGATCTTGCAGAGGTCTAGCCCGTGTTTCATGTCGCTTGGGTTGATCCGTCCGAAACCACCTTCGGACCCGAACATGTGCGCGAGGATGAGGACGTCCTTGCGTTCGAAATCACCCACGCCGAGGGTGACTTCGCCAGCTTGGCGCTTGACATTCGCAACCCGCGGATTGGTCTTCTCGCGTCTGGTCGAGAGGTGTGGCTGTGGTTTTCCTGGACCGATGATGCAAACCCGGCCGGTGGGGCGCGAGAGCTGTTTCTTGGCCGTCTTGTAGGCGTGCCGGAGGCCATTCACGAAGACGCGGTCCGGCTGACCTTTACCGCTAGGCCGCAAGGTTTCGACGCCACCAAGGAGGCGCTGGCCGAAACGCTGAAGGTGCGGCCCTATTGGGATCCGATCTTCGTGCGCGAGGATCGCCGCGACGATCCAGACAGCGTTCTGGAGTCGCGCACCCAGCTTTGGCATATCGACCGCATCACCCACGACCTGACCGTGTCCGACATCCTTGCCGGGGAAGACGGTACGATCGAGGTCGGCGGCAACTTCTTCCGCGACAGCCTCGATGTGCGCCTTTCCTCGCCGCCAGCCCGGCAGGTTGAGGTCGAGGCCGAACTAAGCTGGGACCAGATCGCGGCCGGCAACATTGATCTGACCGCACGGTTGGCGAGAGCAGCGCGGGCAGCGGGTGCCGGCAACGGCTATTCGATCACCACGCTTACCGGCGAAGGGCTCATGCGCGACTGGCCGCAGGAAGGCCGGCGCATCGGCGGCGGCTGGGAGTTTGGCCCCTGCAGCGTCGAGCGGTTGGACGGGACTGTTTCGCCTCTGTCGTTCCAGAGTTTCGAGTGGTTCAATGGCGTGGCGAAGTTCCCGCTCTGGACCCTGAAGCCTGTACTCACTGCCCGGTATGACGTGACGCGCAAGCGGGTGGAGCGGGTGAAGTTTACGCTGCATGCCGACTGCCAAGCGTTGCTGACCGAGCCGGGTGACGAGGAGATCCTGAAAATCGCAGTTGCCAGCGATGATGTTGGCAATCCTGTCGATCCCGCCGACACCGATCATCCCGACGGCGTGATCCCGATCGGCGACCTGCGGCGGCGGGCCTATCTGCCGACCGAGCGCGGCCGGCGCAGCCTGGAATATCTGATCTGCCTGGCGCGCGCCCAGCTTCTGGTTCGGTCGCGGGCCGTCGAGATCAGCTTCGCCATGCCGTTCGAGGATGGGCTTGATCTGTCCTGCCGGAAGAATGCCAGCATCATCGACGATCGTCTTCCCGGCGGTCGGGCCAGCGGCAAGATCATCGCCTATTCACTGTCCGGTGACGGCGACAGTGGTGAGTTTTCGGCCTCGGTCACCATGGGTTGCACCATCGGCCGCGGCAACACGGTCACCACCGTTCCCGGCACGCCGAGCTACGTCGAAGAGGGCTATGTTGAGGATGGCTGGCAGGTTCGGGCGGATGCCACGGTAATGCCGATTGCCGGCGAGGTGACCTATGCTGAGTTCGGCAACATCGCGCCGAATGACGATGGCGTGGATTTCTTCAACCTTCGCGCCGACGACGTGATCCTAGACATCGCGGTTTACAACGGCGAGTCGATCCAGCGTGACGTGATTGCCGAGTTCCCGGGAGACCTGGAAGGGGCCAAGGAAGCGCTCAACGAGGTCTATACCGAAGTCTATTGCTCGCTGAAACCGCTCAAGGGCGGGCCGTTCGAGACCGAATATCCGATCACGGTTAGCGACCTAATGGCGCCGAAGACAATCGATCTCGAGGCGGGTGCGGTCTGATGGGTGAGTTTGCATCGAACCTCGGCATCAGTTCGGGCGGTGGCAGCAGCTACACGTCCACGAGGCCCAAATATCCGTCCATGTCCTTCGGCGGTCAGTCCGCACTGACCAGCACGCCGATCGAGAAGATCAATCGCACCGGCCTACCGGAAGATGTGCTGAAGCGGCTGGCGGCCAAGCGCCCCCCGGTCGTCGAGGATCTGGAGGCCGATTTCCGCTTCGGCAAGCCGGGGCAACTGGATGCCGAGGCGCCTAAGACGGTGAGCATTGTCGCCCAGACATCAAGCGACGAGAAGCCGGAAGACCCACCTGCGGATGCTATCATCAGGGACTACGACTTCGTGTCGCGCACCGTAGAAGTGGTGCGCGTCGAGAATCCAGATGATCCCGAACAGTACGTCATGAATGAACGGGATACGTCGGTCATGTTCCGCCAGCGCGACACCGGAGACTACATCCGGTTGAACATCAGCTATCCTCGATGACCGGCTACGGCTCTGCTTCCCAGCCGGTCAATCTCGGCCCGTTCCGGCGTATCGTCGAGGTGCATTGGCGCAAGGATGACCCATCTCCGACGCATCTGGCGGTGGCGTTGCGGGTCAGGCCGGTAAATGCGACTACCCCAGAACCCGGCGGGTTTGCGCCGTCATATTGGGGGCCGTCCTATCCGCCGCCGCCAGCGCCTGCCGCTGGCCCGCATCGCATCACTTTCTGGGACACTCACCTCTATTATGAAGGGCGCGGCTGGAAGCCGATACTCTTCGATATCGAGGTGAACGGACTTCCTGACTACGGCGACATCAATCTGGAAACCCTCCAGGTGCATTGGTATTGGCCGCCATATGATCCAACCGTCGATACCTTTCGGTGGCGCAATCCGACTGGCGAGGCGATCATGCCGCTGCCGCGCGATGGCGGCATCTCGTTCCTTGCTGGGGCGCCGTCGATCGATGGCTATCTCAGCGGTGCGCTCATTGCCGAGCGCCAAGTGATAACGCCGACGACAGCCGTGCTGAGTGGGCGGACATTTAATTTCGTCGGTGCTGCTGCCCGACACAATTTCCCGGGCATCGGTGTGGGAAATACCCTTATCGAAGGACCTGGTGGCGGCGATAGCTTCGAAATGTGGCTGCTGTTCCAATACGAACCGCCTGAAGGTGATTCATGACTGAAGTCTACCGCACTGACGGGCCTTGGGGGCTCGGCAAGGGAAGCAACCTGACCCCGGGCGAGGTCGACGCGAATTTCTGGGGCCTGACCCAGCGGGTCGCCGAACTCCTTGCTGACATCCCTGCGCCGGTGAACATCTCCAATATCGATGTCTCTGGCACTCAAATGAAGATATTTCTGGAGGATGGGCGTCAGTTCGGACCCTTCACCTTGCCCCAGGCCAACTTCCGGCCGAGCGTCGTGGGGCTGGTGGCCGCGGCGACATTTGCTCCGGTGCTGACCGACAGCAACTGCTACAAGCGCTGCACCAATGCCGGCGGCTGTGTCGTCACCGTTCCGACGAATGCCAGCGTTGCCTTTACGGTCGACACCGAAATCTCTTTCCGGCAGGTCGCCGACGGGCCGGTGAGCTTCATTGGCGCAGCGGGCGTGCTCATCCATCCAGTTCGCGGCTTCCTGCACCAGACGGCACAACAGGGCGCCACCGTGAGTTTGAAGAAGGTGGCGACTAACGAATGGGAAGTCACCGGCTGGCTTGCCCCGGAGCCGGAAGAATGATCCCGGCTCTTTCCGCGCAGATGATGAACGGCTTGGGCGGCGGCGATCCGGGCTGGATACCGGAAGGGGCAGTCGCCCATCTCAATTTCATCGGCGGGAATTACTTCGCCGGCGGGCAGAGCAGGACGGTCGACACGATCTTGGGCGGCGCGTTCCTCCCTGTGTCCATTGACCCGTCGATGGGCATGTATGTCGACAACACCAGCCCCAACCGGCCGAACGCAATTGGCCCGCTGTTCGATGACATTGCAGCGGGCCTCGCGGCGGGTTGCACGGTGGTCTTCGAGATCCAGTTCCAGGACGACCCATATGGCTCGTTCATCCATCTCATGGATGCCGCTGGCGCGAATGCTGCGACGGAATGGGTCTCCGGCACTATTTTCGGCGGTGCCGCCTATGTTCAGGATCAAGAAGACATCGAGCTCAGCGCTGGCGCCGGTTCGCTGACCACGGCAGGCCTACACAAGATCGCGTTCACCTTCGCCCGTCGGGCTGATGGAGATTTCGAATATGCCGTCTCGAGCGATGGCAGTGTCGCCGAGACCATGACCGTCGACTACGCGCCTTTGTCGCCCGTCAACACGATTACGCTTTTCCACGATGGCGACGACACCAGCATCTTGGATGATGCCTGGGTTCACTCGATCACGCTCTATCCGGCAGTCGCACCTGCCGGCCTCCCAGCCCTCACTGCCTGACCCCATTCACATCGCAACAGGAGTAGCCCATGGCCACGCTGGTCATCACCTATTCGTGCATTGATGCCTCCCGCCATTACGTTGCCCCTGTGGCGCGCGGTGCGAGCGTCAGGACTGAAACCGTCACCATGCCCGGCAACGGCACCCTTTCGGCGAAGGCGCCGGAGGAGATCGTCGAGCTCCTGGCCGATGTCGACTGTTGGGTGGCGATCGGCGCCACGCCGACGGTCTCGGCCCTGCCAGACGGCACGCGGGCCGCGCGCAAACTGGCCGCCGGCATGCCCTATCAGTTCAATGTCTCGGCCGGCGAAAAAGTGGCCGTGGCGGCAGCGTGATGCGCGGGCTCTCCCTCGGCCTCGGTCTCGGCCTGACAAGGCCGCCGGCCGCCGGCACTCCGCCCAATCCATCCTCCTGAACGCTGTAGGATAATCATGCTCGGTCTGACATTAGGGCTCGGCTGCGCTCGCGGCGGAGGTCGAAAGAATCCGCCCGAAAACCTGGCTTCGCCGCAGATCGCAGGCACGCCTTACGTTGGCAAGAAGCTGGCGGCCAATACAGGCCAATGGGACGGCAAGGGCTCCAGCATCGACAGCTTTGCCTTTCAGTGGCGCCGCGATGGCGTCGAGATCGATGGCGCGAATGCCGCGACCTATCAGCCGACAGAGGCCGAACAAGGCTTCGGGATGCGCGTGGCCGTCACTGCCATCTCGGCAGGCGGGCAGGCCACGGCGATATCAGAGCCGACGGATGCCGTTGTTCCAGCGCTCTCGGGAATCGCGCTCTCCACTGACACAGCGCGACAGGATGCGGCGCTCGGCCTGATCGCCACCATGTTCATGATCGGCGGCAAGGACCCGGCGGCGAGCTTTGCCATTGTCTCTGATCCCGGCGGAAAGTTGACCATCAAGAACGGCAAGGAGTTGCACCTTGCCTTGGCTTTCTCGGCTAGTGGTAGCTATCCTTTCCGGCTCAAGGTGACAGATGCCTGGGGCACGTCCTGTCAGCAGGATTTCGCGCTGACCATTCAGGCGGTCGATACACCACCACCAGTAGACCCCGGAATCGGCGGCGACGGTGGCGAGATCATCGTGCCAAACCCAACGGACCCGGAGACCGACAGCGGTGGTTATGAAAGCCCCCCGGTCCAGCAGGTCACGCAAGACGGCCTGAAGATCACCGGCAAGAACGGCGGCTCGGCCACCTTCCTGCGCGATTGGGACATTCCCAAGCCAGGCTCTGTCTACATCATGAAGTACCAGGCCGACTGGTCTGGCATGAACAAGCAGGGCCGAGAGGCGGCGATCGGCTTCGCCTTCAAGTCCGGCAACAACTTCCACATGGTGGGCTTGCGCGGCGACGGTGCCAATCCGGCCAAGATGCTGCGGTCGAAGATCTACGGCGATTTCCGCAAGGCAAACCAGTTCACCGCCACCAATGACGGCCTAGCCGCTCACGGCGCCAAGGACGGGCCGAACTGGTTGAAGCTGGCGATTTCCTCCAACGGCAAGACCTACGCGCTGTCATCTTCGGCGGATGGGGTGACATGGGGCGTGGAATACACCGCCGCCGTGCCGGTCCCGCTCGCCGATCCCGTGTCGGCTCTGCAGTTCGGCCCCGGCGGCTATTTCACCAATTCGGACAAGGGCGTCTTCGCGATCACCATCAACCGGTTCGAGGATCTGGGCTTCCCGGTCTCGGCGAATGCCGCAGTGAACACCCAGACCTATGCCGAAATCATCGCCAAGCAGCCGGGCCGAGTTCGCAACACTCAAAGCTATGCCGAAATCATCGCCAAGCAGCCCGGCAGGCTCCGCAACACCCAGACCTATGCGGAAGTCGTGGCGAAATATCCGGGCGTTGTTCGCAAGACCCAGACCTATGTCGAGATCATAAGGAGCGTTACCTAATGTACAGATTTGCGGACGGATTCGACAGCTGCGCGGCAACGGCCGACCTCGCCAACAAGGGCTGGACTATCGGCACAGGCTGGACATGGAACGGCAGCGAGGGCGTCAACGGCGGCGGGTGTATCAAGAACACCGGCGCGGCTGGTAATTTGATCACCAAGTCCTATCGGACATCCTCGAATGCCACGACCGTCACCTATCACATGTTTTGGGTGAAGATCTCCAGCGCGCCATCCAGCGCACAGGCTTTCATGCTGTTCACCGATGATGTAGGCACCCTCACCGGCGGGCTAGCGGTCGGGTCCGATGGGACGCTTGGCCTAGCGACATCCGCGACCGTCATAGGCAGCGTTTCGACCGCAAATATCTGCGACAACTCCTGGCATCACATCGAGGTTTCGTTGTCAAAGTCCAATGCCATTACGCTTGGATCCTATTCCGTCTGGGTTGATGGCACACAGGTGCTCACCGGTGTTGTTGGCGGGCCAAATACCTCAAACAACGGCACGGCGCGGATCAGCTATCGCTCCATCGGCGCGGCTATCATAGTGGACGACACGTTTACCTGGGACAACGTCGCCGGCTCCGGCCCGACTACATCGCCAATTGGCGTTCGCCAGATTGACACGCTGCGCCCGAACGCAGCTGGCGATAGTGCAGCTATGCAGCGCTTCGGCGCGGCAACAAACTGGCAGGCGGTGGCCGAGACCGCGGCGGATGGGGATACGTCCTATGTCTATACCGGTACGTCCGGCACCATAGACCTGTACAACTTCGCCGACCTTGCAACGACGCCGACGACGATCACGGCGGTGGTCGTGAATAGCCACGTGCGAGCCGAAGGTGGCGGCACAATCAACGTCCGTGCCAAGGCCAAGCGCTCTACCTCGACCGCAAACGGCGACACGGTGGAGATCGGCGGCACCGCCTACCGCAACATCCAGCAGGCTTTCATGACGGACCCGAGCACCTCGGCCGCTTGGACCGCAGCCGGCGTCAACGCCGCGCAAATAGGGCTGGAAGTCGTCTAACACTTGCGGAAACCGGAAAGTGGTTGCCTTCGCCTAACACAAATGGACGTGCTGGCTTATCCTACGATCGCGTTGTGCCGCTCGGCATCTTTCGGCAACTATTAATCGCTGCCCCCCGAAGCAGCATGAGACTCGGAGCCAGTCGCTTGCCCGTCAGCTGCAGACCGGTTCCGGGTCTCATCCCCTCATCGGCAAAACCGATCATAATCAGCAAGGTGGCCCGACCTCCTGCAAGGCTAGGGGGTGTGGGGGGCCTGCGAAAAGCCGGGCCTGCCCCGATTGGGTGAATCGAGGCTCGACATTCATAGCAGCGGCAAGATCGCAGCAGACGGACTCTTTCACAGAATTAACAGCAACAATCACGCCTCACAGCGGTCACAGTCGATTCCGTGGCATTCAGCTACGGCATGCCGACCGGTGCAATGAGGTAGATCGCGAGTAGAGCGATCAAGGCGATGCAAACCAGCAGCAGAATGTGGCGAGTGTTCATGCGCCAGTAGTAGCGCCGATTCACGCGTAAGAACACGCATTGTCAGTTGCTGGGTTCGGGCTCACCGCAAAAGCAAGTTGGCCCGGCCTCCTGCAGAAGTGTGGCTTGTGGGTCTGCGAGGGCCGGGCCTGACCCGACGGTGGTCGGGGATTAGGGACTTATACCAGCTCCAACAACGCTGCGCCGCACCAGCCCCAACGTAACCTTAACCGGTAACGATCACGCGCCACGGTGGCGTCATTCCACTCTTTGCGGGACGTCACCTGACTTCGTGACAGCCGACATGCGGTCCCCACCCATGGATAGCAGTGCCCAGACGATGAAGACCGCCACGATTCCTAGCATGATCCAGTAGGGCCAGCGGCGGTAGCCATCGTCGCGTTCGGGGTCTGGCTTCGGGTTCATTGAACCTCCTTCGCCTGAATCTATTCCGCCCCACACAACCTTCAATCACCGCAAGGACATGCCATGTTCGACCAGCAGACCGTGAACGCGGTGCGGGCCCATGCCACGCGCCTCAATGTCGAGGATGCCATTCTGTTCGCCGTGATCGAGATCGAGAGCGACGGGCGGACCTTCGAACTGATCAAGGGCCGCAAGGAACCGCTGATCCGCTGGGAGGGGCACTATTTCGACCAGCGCCTGACCGGCGACGAACGCGACGAGGCACGCAGAAAGGGACTGGCCAGCCCGCGCGCCGGGGCGATCAAGAATCCGGCCTCGCAGGTCAAGCGCTGGCAGATGCTGGTCGACGCCTCGCGCATCAACCGACAAGCAGCCTACGAGAGCGCCAGCTACGGCGTCGGCCAGGTCATGGGCGCCCACTGGCAGAAGCTGCGGTTCGCCTCGGTCGACGCGCTTGTCGCCAAGGCGCGCGAGAGCGTCGCCGGGCAGGTCGAGATCATGGTGCGCTACATCGAAGCCTTCGGGCTGGTCGACGAATTGCAGCGCAAGGACTTTTCCGCCTTCACCCGCGGCTACAACGGCCCGGCCGGCATCAAGGACGGCTACCACCTGCGGATGGCCAAGGCCTATGCGAGCAAGACTGGAAAGGCTCCTGCCTCGGTCGCCTCCGGCATGCTGCGCATGGGCTCGCAGGGCGCCAAGGTGCGCGAACTGCAGGGCCTCCTGGTCCGCGCCGGTTATCCGGTGAAGGTCGACGGCGATTATGGCCCGACCACCAAGAAGGCGGTGATGGCCTTCCAGAAGGCGCGCGGCCTGACGATCGACGGTGTGGCCGGTCCCGAGACCATGCGCGCGCTGGCGCAGTTCAAGGCGGCACCCAGCGAGGCCGTAGGCTCCATCCCCGCCCAAGATGTGCAGGAGGTGCGTAGCGCCACCAAGGGCGGCGGTCTTGTCATCGCGGCCATTGCAGTTCGTGATCAGGTCACCGAGGCCGCAGGCCATCTGCTCGGCCTTGACGCAGAGATCGCCAAGACGGCCGCCAACGCCATGCTGACAGGTGCCAGCCTCATCGGCGTCGGCCTAACCCTCTATGGCATCTGGGGCTGGTGGAAGAGCCGTCAGACCCATGAGGGGGACGTGTCGGCATGAAAGGCTACATCATCGCTGGCGCTGCGGTCGCGGCCGTCCTCCTCCTGACCTTCACCCATTGGCAAGCCTATCGCACTGGCCGCTCGATCGAGCAGGTCAAGTTCATCCAGAAAATCAACTTGGAGAACACCAATGCGGGTAATGCGGCTGAGAAATGGCGCGGTGATCTGCGTCGCTGCAATGATGCTAGTGGCCTGTTCGACTTCGCAACCGGTTCCTGTGACCGCTGACGGCCTGCGCAAGGTCGTGGGGACATCGCTGATCGGCGCCAAGGGCGCGACGCCGGCCGACCAACTCAAGATCGACGAGACGGCGGCGGGTCTCTGCGGTGCCGGCGTCTGGTCGGCCAGCGAATGCGCCAGACACGGCCGGGAGGGCAGAGGATCATGAAGTTCGATCCCACCATCAACCTCGGCCATGTCCTGACCATCCTTGCCTTGGTCGGCTCGGTCTTCGTTGCCTACAGCCGCCTCGTCATCACGATCGAAAACCACGAGATGCGGATTTCCGTGGTCGAGAAGGGCGCCGATCGCGATGCGCAGGTGCAGCAGCAGATCCTCAACACGCTGACGACGATCCGCGAGGATATTGCCACGCTGAAGGCGCAGCAAAACGCGCGGCTACAGTAGGAGGGCGGGCAGATGGCCAACCCCGACGGTGTGACCAAGACCGACCCCGACGATCTCCTCCGAATCCGCCAGCTTCTCCCAGAGTTCACCCGCCTCGACCAGTCCGTGAATTACAACGGTCTGGCGAAAGCTGCCGGCATGAACCGGATGACAGCCAGGCGGCGGATCCAGATGATCGTGGAAGCCGACAGGAAGACCAATCAGGAGGCGTACACCCCTGACGTCGAGCCGGACACCTTCAAGGCGCGTGCCCGCGTCAGGGCCTTCAATCCGAACGTCGTCAAAGACATCCCGGCCCGCAAGGTGATCGCCATTGGCGACCTGCATATCAAGCCGGGCATGGATTTCGAGCACATGCGCTGGATCGGCCGCCACGTTGCGGCAAAGCGGCCAGACAACGTGGTTCAAATCGGCGACTGTTTCGACATCGGGAGTTGCGAGTTCCACAGCGCTCCCGGCTCTGCCGGCCAGCTAGAGCGCCCATCCTTCCAAGACGATATCGGAGCCGGCGAGGAAGCCTTCGACATCTACCATTCCGAGGTTGCTGCTGGCGAAATCCCCCATGACGAGATCCTCGGCAACCACGAGTTCCGTGTCTGGCGGCTCGAGGAGTTGGCGCCGAACCTTGCCGGGACGCTCACGCTGCAGCTGGAACAGTTCTTCGCGCGCTACCGATGGCGCACGACGCCATATCGGCATTGGCTGTTCCTTGAGGGCGTCGGCTTCACCCATGTCCCTCACTCGATCATGGGTAAGCCTATCGGCGGTCGCTACCCAGAAAACACGATCGGCAACCAAGCCACGCATTCCATCGTATTCGGACACACCCACCGCAACAACCACGTCACGGTGCCGAAGATCGGCATCAACAACTCGATCACGATCACCAATCTCGGCAGCGCCATGCCGTACGGCTACACGCCGAAATACACGGACGGCGCCACCACCGGCTACACCTACGGCATTCACGAGCTCCGGCTGCGTGGTGGCCGCGTCGAGTCGGACAAGTTTATCTCGATGCTGGAGCTTGAAGAGCTCTACGCGTGAACTGGCTGCTGTTCCTGCTCATCCGCTGGAACATCCATAGATACGAGACCAAGAGGCGTAGATGAACCGTTGCCTCATGCTGCCGCGGGTATGGCAGCCGCGTGATCCAGAAACCGTATGCACCCGAATCCAAACAGAAGGACCGAGCGTCTATTTCGAGATCACGCTGACGCCAGAAGAGGCCGAGGCCTACGCGCTCGATCTGCTGGTTGATGCTCGCCGGGCGAAGGGGGCCCGAGCATCGAGGGAGTGGATAGAGAAGATTGCGCAACAGCCGCACTGATGTGGTGAGCCGGCGACCGAAATCGTGAGCCATGTTTGCTTGTCGGCGACTGCCGCAATAATCAAATTGTTGTCAAATATAAAATTTCGACCAGTTGGCAATTGCACTTACAATATCTATAGATTTCCCGTTTCAGATGGGCGAATCTTTCCTTTGCGCACTTTCCTTATGAAAGCCGGACTTCAATTTGTGGCCGCGGCTGGCTCGGTCCAGGTTCTCTCTTGGCTGTTCGGTTTCGCCGACGAGCTAACGAAATTTCTAGTCGAACACCGTGATTTGACGGTGTTGGGAATTATTTTGTATTTTGGCATTTACTATATTTGCTACGATGTCACATATCGCGCTGAAAAGTTGCGCTATAATGAGCGTTTGAAGGGTACACCGCTGCGCCGGATTCCAGTGAGCAAAACGAGGAATCCGAATATTGTAGGCGCGGGAAAGCGGAGAAGGGATGCCGTTTGATGTCTACAATCGCGATTGTCACCATAGTGGCTGTATTTTGCTATCCGGTTGTTAGCGCCATAATTCTTAAGCTAACGCAACGTACTCGGGACGAGTTTGCGGACTTGGTACGCAGTGTTCTTGCCGATCCTACAGTGGCTGAGGATCAGAAAGTTTTCGTCAGCTCCTTGGTCGATGACGTCTTCGATTGGCGGTTTATGCTTATTGCTGCGGTCGTCTTCCCGTTCGTCGTGTTAACCGATCGCGTACGAAAAGATATGACTGAGGAAGATCGCCGATTTTTTGCGAGAGAAGATGCTCGTCGGCTGATAGGACTGCACATGAAGGCAGTGATGGCTGCTTCGCCAATATTTACATTATTGTTCGCTATAACCTCTGGTCTGGCACTTTTGATTCGTGTGTTCTCAGTCGGGATGTCGATGGTGGTCCTGACGTGGGTTGACACCGCAAAAAGCGTCTCTCCGACGGTTGGCCACCACACATTTAGGCGTATCGCAGGATAGGCTTATCTCGGTGCAATTCACTTCAGAGCCCGTCGTCTCACCCGAGGCGGCGGGCTTCTCTTTTGGGGCGGGAACTGTCAAGCGCAAGAAAGTACCCCGGATAGCAAGCTCCAGGCTCTAACGATGAGCACAAAGGATCGTGTCAGCAATTCAGGTGCTGCCG